CTATTGATTATCAATAAGTTAAGATATTAATGCAAAATATATTCGCAGGAAAGTTGCAATTAAAGAAAAAGTTTATATCTTTGTATCACCAAAGCAATTACGCAATGGGTAAATTAAATAATTATGAAAATTCAATTAGAACAAAACGAATCAGAGGAATACTTTTACAATGCACTTTGCAATGGACTTAGCTACATTAGTGACTATGGTCTTGCTCTTGACTTTGATAAAGGAGCATACAAAGATGCTAAAGAAAGCCTTGTAGCTAAACAAAAAGATACTTGCTTTGAGGACGTACTTATGGAATTGCTTAGAATGGGTGGTACTCTAACAATGATTGATGAAGAAGGTGAAGGAGATATGACTAAATCAATCACAATCAAAGAAGTACACGAAAGAGTGGCTCAAACTCCTTTTAGTCACCTTGTAAACATGGTAGATGGTAATGACGATGCAGAAACGGCTGACGTTATTCTTCAAACAGTTTTCTTTCAAGAAATAGTATTCGGATAACAAAAAATACAGGGATGCGACTTGATACGCATAATTTTTTAAATATAACATAAAAAAATCATGGACTGGAAAAATAGCCTAGACAAATATCTTACCACCGAACCTCAAGACAATTTTGAGGATTGGTGTGAAGAAGTAGTAAATAGCTTTAGCGATGCGTTTTATACGCAAAATGAAGCATGGATTGAAGAACATAGTGGGCAATGCAATAAATGGCTCAATTCATTGTATAATCGTAACAAGGACGCAAGTGAATCGTCACTAATAATACAACGGGCATTTAATAATTATGGCAGGTAACGGACGAGGCTAAACAATCGTTTTAATGTGGTTTATACCTTGTTAACTGCTGGTGTGGTTTATTTAGCAGGATTTTGATTTGAAAACGAATAGAAAATTTAAAAAGTTTTAGAGTATGAAATATATGGGAAGTAAGGCGAGATTTAGTAAAGAGATTTTGCCGATAATATTAAAAGACAGAACATCCGAACAATGGTATATTGAGCCATTTGCAGGAGGTATGAACGCAATTTGTGAAGTAGGTGGCAATAGACTTGCTAATGACAAAAATTTGCACCTAATAGCAATGTGGAAAGGTTTATCAGAAAATCGTGAAAGACCTACTGAAATATCAAAGGAACTTTATAACAAAGCAAGAACTGAATATAATAACGGAACTAATATAGAATTTGACGATTTTATGATTGGGTGGATTGGTTGGATGGGTTCTGCAAATGGTAGATTTTTTGATGGTGGATATTCTGGTAAATCAAATACAAAAATTGGAACGGTAAGAGATTACATTAAGGAAGCAATAAGTAATATTAAAAAGCAATTACCAAAGATGATAGGCGTTCAATTTGAGAACAAAGATTATACTGAATTGGAAATACCCGCAAACAGTATTATTTATTGCGACATTCCATATCAAGGAACTAAACAATATTCCACATCAAAAGACTTTAATCATTCAAATTTTTGGATTTGGTGCAGAGAAAAGGCAAAACAAGGACACACAATTTTCGTAAGTGAATATGAAGCACCTACTGACTTTGAATGTGTTTGGCAAACGGAAGCAAAATCTTCTTTATCGGCAAATGGTGTGATAGGTGGAAACAAGGTGAGTGTGGAAAAACTTTTTAAATTTTCTCCCACAAATGCTAATTAGAAGCACTATCGTAGCACTTGCAGGTAACTACCTATCTCCAAAAATTACTCACAAAGCAAAAATAAACACATGGAAAGCATAGAACCAATAGTCAGTATAATTATTCTAAAAAATAGAGAGAATGAGAATATAAGCCATTGTTATAGTAGCATGAATGTTGTTCAAAATAGTAACAGGTTTGAGTTTAACGAAGATAAAAAAGTAATTGATGAAGTATGTGGGATTCATGTAAATGTCAAGGAATGCACCATTAAAACGCTATTAAGCACTTTACTTGAATGCCAAACTAGATATGCTTGTATTATAAAATCAAATGTGTTGGTGGAGGATAATTTTTTAACTGAAATGTTATTTCACTATGAGAATATCAAGAACTCTGGTATCGTATATTTGCTTGAAGATATGAAAGAACACGAAATTACTCCCATGCCAAACAATGATGATGAATTTACTCCTTTGCTTTTAGGTATCAATAGTGGTGCAATTAAAAGAGATATTTTCTTCTTTAGAACGTATGTTGTTCACGAATTAGAAAATAGGGATTGCGATACTATCATTGATAATATCTTCAAATATTGTGTTAATAATGGGAGATTCATCTATGCAATTACAAGCAGTTTTATACTTAAAAAGTAGGTAATTTTAGTATGTTAATAACTTTATATAAAATAAAAGTTGTAATTAAATAAAAAGATATTATATTTGTATCACCAAAGCAATTCAGCGATGGTTAAATTAAATAAAAATGAAAGCAACAAATTGGATTCCAAAACCTAGCGACTTAGTTAGATGGGAAGGTAAAATTTTTAAAGTTGTTAGTATTGATTTCGGAGGTAAGTGTAGAATCAAACAATTTACAACTACAAAAAGAATTGGCAAGACATTTACAGATATTGATGTATCTGAACTTAAAAAAGTGAGTTAAAAATTTTAAAAATAACTAAATTATAAATTATGACAAAAATACTCCAAACAACAATCGTAAACGATAACGATGTTCAGATTATCGTAGATTTTGAAGCTACTCAAAACTATAATGAAATTGAGTATCCAGATGAGCAACCGAACAGCATGGAAATGACCTATATTTATAGAATCCTTCGTGTATCGTTGGTAATGGGTAAGAATACCTTAGATATTACCAACAAATGCAAGGATACAGACTTTAGGGAGTTCCTACATGAGCAGATTGATATAGATATTCACGACTTGTTTGAACCTAGATAATTGATAGCATGAAGAAACTACTTTATAGCAAGATAATTAAATTACTTAGCGAAAACAATTTAGTGCAGGATGCTATCATGGATTCACTCCAACAATCAAAGTTTATAATATCAAAAGATTCACTTTATAGCACTTTGCGAGAGATGGTAAGAAAGAACCTTATTCAGAGGTTAGATAGTCCATTAGGCTTTAAAAATAACATTTATTATATCACAAAAAAAACCAATTAAAAAATTATGGCAAAATCACAAGAGAGCAATGCTCCAGCGAAAGCACAAGAAACGCAAACAACACAAGTTGCAAATCCAAATACCAAAATGTCAAATTTAGGTGTAAAAGACTTATTTAGTCAGCCAATGATTAAAGCAAAGTTTTCGGAGTTATTAGGCAAAAGAGCAAGTCAGTTTATGACAAGTGTATTACAAATCGTAGCAAGTAACGATATGCTAAAAAATGCAGATGCAGTTACTATCTTTAATGCCTCGTTAATGAGTGCAACACTAGACCTACCAATTAACAACAATTTAGGCTTTGCTTATATCGTTCCATTCAATAATCGTCAAAAGGATGGCAATTTTAAAGTAGAAGCATCGTTTCAGATAGGTTATAAAGGATTCAAGCAATTAGCAATTAGAAGTGGGCAATATCTTAGCTTGGATTCAAAGCCAGTGTTTGAGGGACAAAAAATTCAAGACAACACGTTCTTGGGTTATCACTTTGATTGGTCAGCTAAAACAAGCGATAAAATCGTAGGATATGCAAGTAATTTCGTATTACACAATGGATTTGAAAGTACATTCTATATGGATTTCGCAGATGTAGAAGCACACGCAAAGAAGTATTCTCAAAGTTACAAAAAAGGATATGGCTTTTGGGCAGATGGATTCGATAAAATGGCTTTAAAAACTGTTACCAAGCTACATTTGAATAGTGGTGAAGCACCTTTGTCAATAGAGATGCAAACAGCGATAGAAAGCGACTTATCAATCGTTAGAGAGGATGGTGCAATCACTTACCCAGATAATGAACATAAATTGCCATCAATTGCAGAGGTTTCAGCAGATAAAGAGAAAGCAAGGGTTATAGAGCATATAAACTCACTTACAACTATTGAGCAACTTCAAGCATTTAGAGATACGGCAAAAGCCAATGGATGCGAAACTGAATTAAACGACAAAATTTTATCAATCTAATAAATAAAAATAATCATGCAAGTAAATAAAATAGCACTAACAAAAAGTCTAAAAGTATTAAGAGCAATTAAGCACCCACTAAGACAACAAATTATAAACAAAATAGAAAGCGAAGGTTCAATAAATGTCACTCAATTGATAGCATCATTTGATTTAGTGCAGTCGGTTGTTTCACAACAACTAGCTATACTTAGAAATGCAGAACTTGTTATTGCAAAAAGAGATGGTAAGCAAGTATTCTACTCAATAAACTTAGAGAGAATAGAATTAATCAATAACTTAATTAGCCAATTTTAATTATCATGCCAAGCGAAATATTGTTTCGTGCATCCAAAGTAGGTGCATTAACGACTAATCCTAAAAGTGTTGAGGACAAAAAAGCAAATAACCTTTCAGAAGGTGCTAAGACGTTTGTAGAAGAGGTTTGGTTGCAAAAGAATCATAATTATAGAGAAGTAGTGGTTACAGACCAAATGATTAAAGGAAACGAGGGTGAGCAGGATGCTATGGACTTAATTCTTAAAGTACGCAAAGATGGTATCTTTAGAGAGAAGTACAAGGGTGAGCAGTTATACAACAAGTTTGTGACAGGCAATCCAGATATAGTAATTCCACAAATCAAAGTTGTTGAGGATACAAAATGTTCTTTTACCATCAAAACATTCATGTCTTCTGAAATGAAAGTTATTTACGAATGGCAATTACGTTCTTATATGTCTTTACTTCGTGATAATGGAATTGATGTCGATACCGCTCGTTTAATGTATTGCTTAGTTCAAACACCTCAAAGAGTTATTGAGGAAGAGAAAAAGCGTTACTACTTTAAGTTCGGATGCGATGAAGATAATCAAGATTACATTGATATTTGCAAACAAATTGACCTTAACCATAACATTGACCACATACCTTTAGAAAAGCGTTTAAAGACCTTTGAAATCAAGCATGACGAGGAGAAAATTAAGTTGTTGGAAGCAAAGATTTGGAAGGCAAGGGAGTATTATGATACAATAAGTTTATAAAACAATATAGGTGTGTCCAAACATTACAGAAAATAAGCGAAGAATAAGTATGTCAGCAGAGTAATGATGTGGTAATTTCTATGAAGCCAATGATTTTAATACTTTCTTGTTGGTGGAGAACAAGCACACTTATAAATTTATTATGTGTCAAAGCATATAAAATAGCAATTATCAATCAAATCATATTTAAAAACATATAAAAATGGAAAAGCAAACAGCAGTAGAATGGTTAGAAATGCAGATAGTTAAACTTGAAAAAGATTATGCTATCCCACATAAAATTTATAAGTTATGCGAACAAGCCAAAGAAATGGAAAAAAAACAGATAATAGATGCCGTATATGATGGTATGGGAACAAATTTTGACCCTAACATGGGTAGAGCAAGACAATATTACAATCAAAAATATAAACAAGACTAAGATGCAAAAGATATACATAAGTGGTAAGATTACTGGCATGGTCGATGAAGCAAGAGTTTTATTCGACAAAGCAGAAATTAAACTTAAAGAGATGGGGTTTCATCCTATCAATCCAATGAATTTACCAGATAATCACGATAAAAAATGGACTTCATATCTAAAAGTATGTATCAAGGCTATGTGTGATTGCGATTCTATTTATATGCTTGAAAATTGGAGAATGAGTAAGGGTGCAGGTTTAGAATATTTTTTAGCGAAAAAACTTAACATGGATATTATCTATGAATCTCAAAAGTAAAACCAATATACACTTCCTTCAGCACTTATTATTTAGACTTCATTATAGGTTATTTCTCATAGGAACAAACAAAGCAAACAAGAGTGACTACGAAATTAATGAGGATGAAATTACAAAAATGAAAACAATAGTTGAAATAAGTAAGTGCGAAAACGAATTGATTAAGCAAAAAGTTATATTTTTGTCACAGATTAAATCAATAAAAAGTGAAGATTAAGTGTGTAAGGCAAATAGCAATGATAGATATAACTAAGGAGTTAAGGAGATGTCAAAAAAGAACTCAATATGCAATAGATGGGGTGAAATACTTTGAATATTGGAATCTTAATGCAAAGGATGTTTTTACAAAAAAACAAGCAAAATTGAATAGATTACTTAAAATAAACGTATTAAATTATCAAAAGAAATAGAGATGGAAACCTTTGAAGCAACAAAAGAAAAATTAACAGAATTTATTGCAAACACAATACTTGCTCAAAGTGGTAATGTTGAAAAGCCAAACTTTACTAATAGGCACTTTATGAATACTATAATTATCTTCCAAAACGCATTGATGGATAAGATGTATGATAATCAAAACTACGATGATATGGATATTGAAGACCGCTTAAAGATGGTTGAAACTTGTGGTAACGAATTAAGAAAATTGATACATACCTATACAGGATTAGATACACATAAAATAGAAGATTTCCTTTAAACATTAATAAATTAACAATTATGAAATTAGCAGTATTAATACCTACCTACCAGCGTTCAGATGGCAAAACACCTTTCTACTTAAAAAGAGCCATTGATTCAGTAATGGAACAACACCACGAAGACTTCAAAATATTTGTTATTGGTGATAGATACGAGAATAATTTGGAATTTGAATCCATATTAAGCCAATACGACAAAGATAAACTTGAATATATCAATTTGCCTATTGCATTAGAAAGAGATGCTTACGGACACAATAAACTAGCTTTATGGAACTATGGAGGGGTTAATGCAAATAACGTAGGAGTTGAAATGATACTCAAACAAGGATTAAAGTATGTATGCCATTTAGACCATGACGATAGATGGGCAAAACGACACCTAAAAGCTATTAATGATTGCATAGAAAGTACAGGTGCAGACTTTATATGCACTAAATCAACTTACAAAGATGTAGGAACATTGCCACAATTGTACACAGATAAAAAGTTTGTAAAGATTAGTCCACGTCCAGAAACATTGATTCATTCAAGCACTTGCATAAACTTTGAAACGATACATTTTAGATATAGGGATTTGTTTACCGAAAGAGGTAGTGTAGGTATGCCTAGCGATGCTGATATGTGGTTGCGAATAGGTGCTTATGTAGATATTCTCCCACAAATAAATGCCTACATGGTAAATGAGGTTACTTGTATGCACGATGAAGAGGGATTTGAACGATTAAAATAATAAATATTAAAAAAAAACTTAAAAATTATGTTAGAAGAAAAAAAACAATCAGAAGTAAGAAAGTCGTGGGAATACGAAAATGGAGTTCCTACTAACTTTAAAGTTACAACAGTAGACAAAGAATATGATTTTGTGCATCCAGATAAAGTGAAGGAAATTGTTAGTAGATTTGAGAAAAGAATACTTGATTTAGAACAAAGCATAGCCTTTCAAAAAGCTACTTTAAACAAAATAAATAGATTGATTTCAGACACTAATCCTTTCTAAAAGCCATGAGAAAATATAACATAAAAAGGCTTAGATTCCTTCAAGAGAACGAATGGAAGTGTAGTTGCATAACTCTAGTGGGAACATATATTATTAACTTGAATCAAATGGGTATTTATAGTTTATTAGAACCAATGCACAATTTTAATATAGGCAATTTTGATGAATTGTTTGAGGCAAAAGACAAAGCACAAGAACATTTTGAAAACCTGCTAATGCCATATCTTCAAGAAGTACAAGACAAAAACCATTTAGATATTCATTATCATGCAAACGAATGGATAAAAAATATACATGAGATAGAGATTGCCAGAGAACGATTGATAAGAGAAACAAACCTTGAATGGACTAGCGAATATGTAGTACAAGCAATACAAATGTTCGTCAAAAACTTAGTTTCAGAGGGTGATACAAATAAAACCCTTGTTGACTTTAGAAAATATTTTTATAACTTTACAAAATATAGAATTAATAATGCTTCCACAAATAGTAAAAAAGGAAAAGGAACAAATGACACTCGCAATAGCGAACAAAGATTGCAAGATGCTTTTCAAATGTTTGACTAACATTGAAATAACAGGAACAACAACCCTAGACCAAGTTAGATTAATGAAAACAGAACCATTAACCTCAATGATTGTTAAAAAACAAGATGGTACGGCAGACAAAAAAGGTTGTTACACAATGATTTATCTTTGTTTGGAGAATATATTTCAACATTTCGGAGAAGATACCACAAATGATGCTTTAAAAAGCCAGTTAAAGAGTGCATCGATAACTATTTATAGCGAATATTACTATATGAAAATTGCCGAGTGGAGTTATTTTATGCAGAAAGCAAAAGCATTAAAGTTTGGTGAGAATAAATTGTATGGTAAATTGACTATTGCCACCATTATATCGTGGTTATTGGATTATAGTTCGCAAATGGATGAAGTTATTGTCAATTCTCAATACTTAGAACATGATAAAAATACACATAGTGAGAAAGTGCCACAAATTGAACGTGTAAAAGATAAAAATGATAAAGAGGTTTTGCTTCGTGAAAATATGGCAAAAGCTATGAGTGGTGATTTTCGTAGCCATGAGGAGAAGTTGGCAGATTTTAAACAAAAAATATCGAACAATGAAATCTAAAATGCCTTTAATAGTAGAAGCGTTTGTAATAGCATTCTTTCTATACCTTTTAATTCAAATAATCTTTATTTTAATATAAAAAACATTATGTACGGAGGCAAAAAAGAAATATTAATAGGTGATTGTTTGGAACTTATGAAGGATATACAAACAGCAAGTATTGATATGATACTTTGTGATTTGCCTTATGGGACTACTCAAAACAAATGGGATAGCGTGATTGATTTGAACTTACTTTGGGAGCAATACAAACGGATTATAAAAGAAAATGGAGCAATAGTTTTAACAGCACAAACACCATTTGATAAAGTGCTTGGTTGTTCTAATTTAGAAATGCTAAAATATGAATGGATTTGGAGAAAAAGCAGACCAACAGGACATTTAAACGCCAATAAGATGCCTATGAAAGCACACGAAAATATTTTAGTGTTTTATAAAAAACCACCGACTTTTAACAAGCAAATGACAATAGGGAAACCTAACCACGTAAAAGATGGAAGCATAAGAAAATCAAAAGCAACTAATAATAATTACGGACATTTTGAAAATGTGGTGCAAAAAGCAACTAACCTTAAAAACCCAATAACGGTTTTAGAGTTTTCACAACAAGACCCAAATAAGATTTTACACCCAACTCAAAAACCAATTGATTTAATGGAGTATTTTATTAATACTTACACAAATGAAAATGATTTGGTACTTGATAATTGTGCTGGAAGTGGAACAACTGCAATAGCTTGTTTGAATACAAATAGGCAATTTATTGTAATGGAACAAGAACAAAAGTATTACAACATAATTTTGAAGAGGGTAGCAGATTTTAATAACAAAGAATTATAAAAAACATTATGTACGGAGCAGATTCATCAAACCCATTCTACAAATATCTTACTAGAGAGGATAAAGAACACGTCATGGTTGTTAATTACATGAAGTCAAGGCATCCAGAAGTAATTTGTTTCCATGTTCCAAACGAGGGTACAAAAAGCAACTTTGAAAGGTACAAATATTCAATTATGGGTGCATTGAGTGGTGTTAGTGATTTCGTTATATTAAAGCCAAAATATGTTCTTAAAAGAGATTTAGGAGGTGAGCAATATAGAGAATTGATATATCATGGTATGTTAATCGAACTTAAAGCACCATCAGAAAAGAGAGTAGTAATGCAAGGTAAGAACGCTGGTAAGGTTCGTAAAATAGCAGAGGGTAAGATGTCAGACCATCAAATTGAGTTTCTTGAAAGGTGCAATAAAGAGAAATATTATGGTATATGTTGCGTAGGTTTTGAAAATGCAGTCAAAGAAATTGAAGGATTTTTAAGTAAATAAAAAGTTGTAAAATAACAAATTAGGTTATATTTGCAACATAATTTACAAAAATGGGCAATATTTCATCTAATTCAAAAGGAATGTATAAGGGTAAAAGTCATGCACAAGGTGGAATACCTGTTGTTGTTGATGGCAATACTAACGTAGAAATAGAAGGAAACGAGTATCATTTATGTAGAGATGCAATGTCAAGTGCCAAGATATATTCGTTCAAAAACAAATCAAACAAAGAAATTTTAGATAGCATATACTCTTCAGAAGGGTGTAAATTCGTGCAAGGAATCGCTAATAGTGGCGATTTTATTGTTTGTAAGCTAGTTGTGTTAGATGACACAAAAAGAACTATTACAGGTACAGTTAAAAGCATAATTGATACAATGCAAAGCGAGAAGAGTTGTAATGTTAGTGAGGGTGGTAATAAAATGGAGAAAGGTGGTGGTATTAAAAGCGAATGGCTAATAGATGGCAAAGATGCTACTTTTGAAGACTTTAAAGAAATATACCAACGTCAAATGTCAGAACAAATATTCAATTTTAACCCTAAAAAAGTAGAATATTTTGGTAGTAATGAACAGAATATTAGAGCAGTTGAAGACTATAAAAGTAGAGCTACTATCTATAACAAAAAAGGAGAGTTAAAGAGATTCTATATGGAATCTATTATACGAAAGGCTTTTAATGACTTCTCACTTGTGAAATTTGGAAATGCTTTTAGAAAACATATTGACACATCTTTTCAACCAAAAGGTAAAGAACTAAACAATATGAAGTGGTCTGAATTAGCTGGGTACATTATTGGGGATAATGGTTACTATATTTCCAAAGAAGATGACTTTAGGGGTTTTGCGAAACAGTTAGGAATACAAATTCCAGAAAAAGAAGTTGTCGAAAATGAATCAGATAAAATGGAGAAAGGTGGTTCAATTGACGAACACAAAGAAACCTACCAAAAATGGAAGTCTTTAGTCAACATGAGCAAAAGTGAATTAGAAGATTTTTATAATAGTCAAGAGGGCAAAGATGCTGGATTAAGCGACAAAGAATCAAACGATTTAGGAATTAGTAATGGTAGAGAATCTGCTCGTTGGATAATGAGAATGAAAGATACTCCTGTTTCCGATTGGACACCTAAAATGTGGGAATGGGCAAATAAGCAAATATCTTTTATCTCTCGAATGAGTGGCAATAAAGGTAGCTTGTATGACGATAAAGGCAATAAAACAAGGAAACATACATCTTTGCTAATTTGGGGGCATAATCCAAAGAAAATGGGTAATGGTGGTGAGATTAAAGACCTTATCCTATCCAAAAAGATTGAGTTGAACTTTTATAGAACTACTCCAGACCATGCTTTAGAATACGGAATTGAAGCTAAAAATCCTTTGTACTTAAAGAATTTTCATGTTACCAAAACTGAAAGACTAAAAGGTATAGGCAAAATGATGTTGAAATATCTTGACGATTATGCTATTGAAAATGGAAACGATGTTATATTTGGATATATTAACCAAAAAGCTACTTTCAGTAAAAACAAAGAAACCAATTTTAACGATACCCAATTAATCAAATATTGGTTACACGATAATGGTTATGCAATCAATGATGACGATAATAACTTTCATAAGGTTGTAGGTGCTAAAATGAAACAAGGTGGTGAAGTTATTACATACAGAAACAAGTTTAACAAAAAGTATGGTTTTGACTTAAATGAAAGCCATAGCCTTGAAGAAATTGCAAAATTGACTATCTTAAAACTATCTGCATTACAAGATATTTACAATAAAGGTATTGGTGCATATAAAACTAATCCAGAAAGTGTCAGACCTAATGTTAAATCAAAAGAACAATGGGCAATGGCAAGGGTTTATTCTGCTGTAATGGGAGGTAAAGCGTCAAAAGTAGATGCTAATGAATTGGAGCGTGGAAAAATGGCTGATGGGGGTGAAGTATCTGATATTTCTAAAGTATATAGTTCTTCATCAAGATTTAAGCCGAGTGAAACTATCGTATTTAATCCACCTCTTATTGGGACTAATGGTGCGAAATTAACCGCTTACACATGGGCATATGAGATGACCATGAAACCAAACTACGAAGGCGAATTGGTAGGGAAGCGTGTTTCTGATTGGACTCAAGCGGATAGTAGTGCAGAAACTGGTAGAGATATAGTTCACAAATACACAATTGAATTGCCTAATGGAAATATAAAAGTTGTTAGTAGCGAATCCGTTCCTATTTTATTAGGTTTTGAAGATAGAAGTCAAGCAAAGGTTTTTGGTAATTTAGCAACAGCATCTAAAACACTTGCAAAGCAACAAATGAAACTAGCTATCATGGAGGCTCAAAAGAAAGAATATGATGATTTGAAAGAGAAATTCACTAAAGAACCAAAGCCAAATATAAGGATAGCCACAACTGAAGAATTGCCTTATATATACCGAAAAAAGATAGATAGAAATGAACTTATTCAATATACATTTTTTACTATGGGTGATGTTACTCAATCTCAATACAACCAAGCAATATATAAGGACGGAAAAACAATATTTATTCCTTCTGAAAGACCATCACAATCTACAATAAATGATTTGACATCAAGTTGGATAGACAAAAGGGTAAAAGAAGCAGGTGGCGAATACCCAAGAGAATTGTATGACCTTAAAAATAGAGTTGAAAGACAAAAGCGTAAAGTAGAACAAATGCTTAATCCTAAAATGGAGGATGGTGGGGAAATTGATAATTTCAAAATGGTTTCATTTCCAGAAGATAAGAATTATAAATATTATGTAGTTGATGAAGACGAGGATAATTATTTAACGGTTCAAGAAGATATGTATCATAAATGGAAAAACGCAAATAAAATAGAAAGAGCAGAATATTATTCGGAATGGATTCCAAAAGAAGATATGGTTGACACAATGGAAGATGGAGGTGAAATAGATAACATTTTTGAATTATCAATTTACAATGTAATTGCAGGTGGCAACAATGATAGCGACACTCTTTACTATGGAACTAATTTAAAAGATGCAGAAGATAAGTATGATTATTCAGATTTAGATGATTTATCAGAATCAGACCAATTTAATGGTGGATTGATTGAATTACAGAAACAAACAAATACCTATAAATTCGTTTATGAATTAGACAAAGAATACAATGAAGAAATTTCAGACTACCCAATTGAAGAATATTATGAAGATAGAAAATACTACAAATTAGTTGAGGAAGGTGAGTTTGAAACAATAAAGGAAAAACAAATTGTTGGTACAAATGAGGTAGAATCAGAAAATAAAAACAAAGCGATTGATTTACTCGATGAAGTAGTTTCTATTTTTAAGAAAAAATACCCAAGATATACTAATGCTGGTTATATTGTAAAAAATAGCCATTACTTTTTAATACCTATTGATGATACCGATAAGACTATTGAGTTAAGAGTATCAGACCATTCTCCAAATTTTAGAAATATTGATGCCAATGCCAATGAAATTTTATTTACTGAACTTGTTAAAATAGGAGAAGAGCCTAAAAAAGTTGATAGGACAAATGAGGATAATTATGATGTTAAGGCATTAAACGAAAATTATGTTGAATATCAACAAATAAAGCCTAAAAATAGAGTTGCATTAATAAATTGTGTCATTTATTATGGTAAAGATGAAACTTATAAAAAGTTTGATAAAAACACAGAATATAATGTAATTACAGAATATTTTGACTTAGATAATTACGATTATGATGTTAGTGATATTGTTGAAAAAATAGATGAATTGATTGAAGATGAAATTTATCAGTTTGAAAATGGCAAAAATGAAGTTAATGTTTTTCAAGATGGTGGCAATATTCCAAATTCCAATATCGAATTACTTGCACCGAATGGCAATAAGTCTAATCTAAATCACGAACAATGGCATATAGTAAGAACTCCTGCTTTTAAACAATGGTTTGGTGACTGGGAGAAACTTGCAATGGCGAAAATTAAAGATTCTGCTATGGATGAAGTCACTTTGGCTAATATATCTAAGGACGTTTCGAAAATAGTTGATGAAAATGGTGAGCCGTTAGTTTGTAATCATTCTTCGAGAGAAAAAGATATTGATATTTTTTATGGTGGAAGAATATTTCGGACTAAATCAAATGAAGTAAAACCAATATGGTTTACATATAAACAAGGGAATGTTTATGCAGAGGATGAAGATATTTTTCAGTATCAATCATTTTTGAACATTAGGAATTTATTTGATTATTCAAATCAAAAAGATGTAAGTGAATTGAGTGATTACTTTTTTCAAAATAACGACAAAAAATTGCCCGATTATGATTTTGATATGGATTGGGAAGCACAAGAACAATTTAATTTACCTGCATATATATATGAAATGGGCTATGATGGGTATAAATTTACTGATGAATATTCCATAGTAATTTTCAATTCAAACCAAATCAAACTTGCAGATGGAACTAACACTACTTTTGATGGGAACAATGACGATATAAGGTATAAGGTTGGTGGCAAATTAAAAAAGGGCGAGGTAGAAGATGAACATAAGTTAAATGACGTAATAGTGTACCACGAAAAAAATGGAAATTGGTTTATACCTAAAAATAATATTTATGCGTGGTTATATGATGTAGAAGATGCTCCTGCAAAATTAAAGAGTAAAGAGTTTGATTATATATTTTTCCCATCAACTCCAAGTTTGTCTATGGCTTTTCAAAAAGGGTATGTTCCACCATTGTTGAGAATATGGACACCTAAATACCAAAAAGAAACTAAGGGCAGTAAGAACTTAATGGGAATAGTACAAGCGTGGTATGACGAAGATAAAAAAAAGCTTTATGTCGAAATGATGACCACAAATCCGAAGCATAGGCGAAAAGGTATAAATGGTCATATTATTAAAGAAATAAGAGAAATGCTTGGATTGACAAAAGACGATGTAATATTTGACAAACCTACCGATATGGGTAAATCATTTATGAAGGCTGGAAAGTTTGAAGATGGTGGCGAGGTTTCTTCAAGCGAATATCTTAATGTTTTGCAAAAGCTAGGTATTACGGAAGAAGAACGAGAAAATTGGAGAGAATTGCATAAGGTAAATCAAAAGCAGATAAGAAACGACAAAGTAAAGGAATCAGCAGAGAAACTTAAAAATGGTACAATACAGCAAAGTGAATATTTAAAAGTAGTAGCAAAGGAGCAACCTATTAAGTTATTTACAGAAGTGCCTAAATTACCTACTCCCAAAGAAATAATTTGTGCAGTAAATTCAAATATGGTCGCAAAAGGAATAGTTGGATATACTAAGCACATAGAAGATGGCACTAATGTAGCATCAAGACTTGATATACCTGCATACGAAAATTACGATACTTGGGTTGTTTCAATACACGATGGAATAACAGAAAAAATTATTACCTATGGTCAAACTGCATATTTAAAAAATGTAGAATTTAAGACGTTTCCAAAAACGGCATTAAATATTGCAACTGGTTCTGCTAAATCTACAATTGGGAGAATGTATGGAACATGGGAAAATAAATCTCCAGAAGATGTTCGAAACATGGCAGTTAAATATATGAATGACCCTAATTGGGTGCAAATAGGTATGAATCCTTTTAGACATAGTTGGTTTTACGATAAGAATGATAGTATGCCTTTAATTTCAGCTAAAGAGGTTATTCAAGTTGGAGCATTAGTACTTGCTAAGAATCCAGTTAAGACAACACCCTACAACGATATGTTTATTGCTGATAGGAGAAACCCAAGTATAAAATTTAAGCAAGGTGGTGAAATTAAAACGGCTTTAAAAGAAGTTGAAAGTGCAAGAAGTGTAAAATATTGGATGCAACCAGAGTTTCCTGCTGAAAGTAACCGATATGAACAAAAGGGCAAACCAGATTCATTTGTGAAAATTTATGATGAAAAATACAACGGTGATACTATACTTGCTTATAATAAAAGAGGTAATCTTGTAGGCTTATTCAGTATATCAAAAGGCGGTAAAGAACAAGGAGCATTTAAAATAGTTGTTCGTGAAGATTCTATGAATAAAGGATGGGGTAAAAAGTTACTTGACGAAGCAGAAAAGCAAGGTATTGATATTGTAGGCAATATAAAACATAACTCGTTTTCTTTTAGTGGTAGAAACTTGCTAAGAAGTTGGTTGGAAAAGAAAATGGAAAGCAAAATGAAAGATGGAGGGGAGATAAAAAAAGAAAATAAGGGTGGAGATTGTTATGTGTCGGCAGGTAATATTGTAATTAAGGATTATAATAACATAGACTTTATGGGTACTCCTTATTTAATTCATGCAGAGGTAACAGGTCAAGGTGCAATTTCTGGTATTAAATACGGACACGCTTGGATTGAAGATGATGTTTTAGTTTACGATTATTCAAACGGAAGGAAATTAGAGATTCCGAAAGACTTTTATTATGCAATTGGAAATATCAAAACATCAAACCCTAAAAAATATCGAAAGTACACTTTTTTAGAAGCAAAACGAAAAATGGTCAAAACTGGAAATTATGGTTGCTGGGATTTAGACGTTCAGTTTGAAGATGGAGGGCAAATAATTAATAACTAAAAATATAAAACAAGAATGACACCAAACGATGAATACCAAAAAGCTAAATATAATTTAGAAGAGGCTGAAAAGTTACAAGAAAGAATGAAGACAGTAAATGCAATTATTCGTTCTAAAAAGAATGTAACAGAACGATTAATTAGCGAGGCTGGTTTGTCTGAATCAAATGCAATGCAAATACAAGAGAAAGATTTTGCAGGAAGAGTAGGGTTTTCAACATATAAGCTAACAAATAACAACGCCAATATATCTAGGTTAAGAGAAAGAGTTAATATGCTTAGTGATAAACTTGAAAGTGCAGAAAAGGGTAACGAAACTTATACTTTTAGCGAAATAGGTGGTGGTGGTACAATAGAAATCAATTACGATATTGATAGAGTACAGTTGTTGTTTCCTAATGGAAGAGTGGATAATGAAGTTTATAAGCTATTAAGAAAGAATGGATATGTCTATTCTCCTACAAATAAAGCGTTCCAAAGGAAGATAACACCACAGGCAATAAGTAATGCAATTTACTTGACAAAAGCTACCAGAGGTGAAGTTGCTGAACAAAGAGATGTTTCATTATCTAATTTAACAGATGCAGACCGCCAAAATATGCTAGAAAATAAGAAATTTAGTTATGTAACTGGCAGTTTATATAATGCACTACCTCCTTCTTTTAAGGAATATACTGGAGCAAAAACATTTGAATTGGTATATTTTAGCACTAATAGGGAAAATGTAAAAGATGCAATAAAAAGATACTTTAAAGAGAATATGCCTATTGTCGATATAGAAAAAATGACAATTAATGTATATACACAAACATATATTAGAGAATCAAAATTATTGTATAAACGAGGTGATTTTATGCCATCTAATACCGAACCTAATGTTTTATTAAGATTAAAAAACGAAATTAATTCATATCAAAATATGAGTGATAGGGTTGACAAAGAAGAACCAAAAGCAGAAACGCCATTTTTTACTGAAATTGGTAGTGATGGTTATGATAGCAGAGTAGATAATAATGAAATGGATTATGACGCAGAAGAGGAGGTTTTAAAAGACTTACAAAAATATTCTTCTCCTAAAAAATATAACTCCGAAATTGAAGTAGGGCAAAGGTATTACGATAATCGTTATGCGGATTATTATACTATTGAAAAAATGACGGAAGTAATTAGTGGTGGCGATGTTAACGCAACATTGAAATATGATAAAGGTGCAACAAGAACAGAAAGTGGGGATTTTATCTTGTATCATATAGACGCAAAGCAACATAGTCTATCTAAAGAAGAGCCAAAAGAAACCATTGAAACAATAGAACCAAATAGTTCAGATGAATTTGACGAAATTATTATGGCAAATATTGACCCTAAAGATGACTGGATTGGCAATTTGGTGAAGGAACGTGACGTAAAACAACAAATTTACAAACAATTAAGTGGTGATGAGCAGGAAAAAGAAGCAGAAACAAATAGAATTTTCTATCTTTATGCTGAAAAGAATAAAAATAATCGAGAATTACACGAAATGAACAATAAAAACTTTGAAGAGATTAAAAGATTAAAGAAAGAAATTGCCAATGGTGAAAGGCTTATGTCTAATATAAACTTTAGTGGTGATGTAACAAATGAAATAAATAGATGGAAAAAGCAATTAGCAGAATTAGAAGGAAAAGAAAATTCAAATAGTGGCAAAATTCCTGCAAAACTTATTACCTTACAAATAAGGGACGATAGAACTACTCAACAAAAATATACCGATTATGATTACGATGGGGCGAATGATAAAATGCGTTGGATACTTGACAATAAAAAGTTTTCAGACCTTAATTACAATATCCAATTTGAGGATGGAGAAACTTTAAGTGGCGTAATTGATTGCGAACCTAGAGAGTTTTTTGATGGAGTTTCTAATCCACTAACTCGCCACTTGAATACATTTTGGGGCAATGTAGCTAAAGGTAAAGGTGCGTTCATTGGAGCAGAAGAAACGCAACAAGCAAAAGACCTTATTGAAAAATATGATTTAGGTGAAGTTAAAGTAGGTGCATCACAAATAGAACCAAAAGCCAAAGAATTAGTAAAACTTCCTCAATCAATTATTAATCTAATTGACTATTTGAACAAAGAAGATGATGCTAAGAAAAAAGCAGAAAGATGGAATGAACAAAGAGGGTTATTGTTGCCAAAACTTGGTCGAACTTTATGGCAAATTGTAATGAATGTTCCTTATATTGAGGTACAAAGAAGTGGTGATGAATCAAGAGTACATTTTTCTGGAAATGACCTTTTAAGAGCAATAGACAAAGTATATAAAGAAAACGATGTTGAGTTTGACCAATATGATTATGGTACAACTTCCGAACAACCAAAAGCTAAAGAATCAAAACCATTTGGATTAACAACTATTGAATATCTTGATAGTGGCAAAACTGTTACTTGGGGAACAAAAACAAGAAGAGGTAGAGAAACCGTAATAGGCAAAAGTAATTCAGATATTAATGAGGAAATAGAAAGCCTAAAAGAATATATTGTAATTGGAGAAATTGAACTAAAAAAAGCACAAGAACAATATGATAAAGTAAAAGGAATGGGTAGTCCAACAATGTATAAAAATGTTGCTGATGCTCTTTCTCATTTAAAAATGATTGAAAGAACGCTCTATGTAAATAAAAACATATTGCTTCCGTTTTTTGAAAAAAATATTGGAGAAGGAGAAGAAAAATCCGACTATCAAAAAGAACTAGATAGGCAAGTTAATGAAGGTGAAATAGAAGATGATAGTCAAGGAATAAGCCTATATCATTTAGCAAAGAATATTGAAGAAACTACAAATAACCAATTTAAAGGTATTCATCACAACTATAAAAATCAATATGTCTTAAACAAGGCTATTGAGGAATTATTAATGACAAAAGATAATAATTATAGTTCAGAAGAGAAAGTATTTATTCGTAAATACTCTGGTTATGGTGGATTAGATAAGTATGGTAAAGGAGGCAAAGGTTCTTTCTTTGAATTTTATACGCCAACCGAAATCATTGAACGTATGTGGGGATTAGCTTACAAATATGGATATGATAATGGTTCTGTTTTAGAAACTTCAGTTGGAACAGGTGAGTTTTTTAGATATGCACCGAAAGATGCAAGATTAGTAGGTTATGAAATAAGCGAATATTCGGGCAAAATTTGTAAAATACTTTATCCAACAGCAGAAATAAACATACAGCCTTTTGAGAAAACATTTATCAAAAACAATTATACTATAAAAGGTAGATTAGACGATTTGGAGAAGTTTAGCCTAGTAATTGGCAATCCTCCTTATGGTGATTTTTCAAAAGTAGAAAGCCGTTATATGTCTGGTATGGGTGAAAAGGATTATACACACGCAAGAAATTATGTCGAATATTTCATAAGAAGAGGTATGGACTTATTGGAATCGGGAGGTTTGTTAGTTTTTATCGTTGGAGCAAGTTTACAAAATGGAGGCACAATGTTCTTAGATTCTGGTATGTCACCAGTAAAAAAATGGCTTTCTGAAAATTGCACTTTAGAAACAGCATATAGATTACCCGATTCAGTATTTGAAAGAACAGGAGTTACGGCAGACATCATTGTATTAAAGAAAAACTAAATAAAAAACATCATGGAAAAAATTAAAATTTTAATTGAACAAGTAAGGCAATCAGCAGAAAAAGAACTTGAATTTTGCAATGTAATTGATACTCCTAATGTTTGTGCTATCATACATAGTAGCGAAACAAACAAGAAAAAAGTAATTGATTTAATTGTTCAATATGTAGGTAAAAATGGTATGTCTATTGGAGAAGCTATAAACTATATCGAAAGGGATAATAACCCTAATTCAAACAACTATTAAAATGACTGAACAAATTAATCAAAAATACCCAATAGGGTATAGGTCTAGCTTTCTTAAAACTCCTATTGCTTATGGTAAAAACATAACATTAGAGATGCCTAATAATGAAAAGTACAAAGGGCAATTTGTAGTTGTTGAACTAGATAATATTTTAGCTAGTCATAATGAGCGTAGTTATTCAACAACAGAGGGGTATCCGCTTGATGCAAATGGCGAAAATGTTAATGATAGAAACTATCAAGGAGATAAAGCTAGTCAAAATGCAATATCTAATATTGCACAAAATTTATCGCCAAGCAGATTAATTACAACAAGTCGTACTCCTTCTGGTACGCCAATTATTTCAGTCGATGGAATAGTCGTAAGTGGCAACAATAGGGTAATGAGTATTAAACTTGCAGTAGTTGATTTTCCTAATGGATATAAAGAATATTGTGATTTCCTTAAAGAAGAAATAGATGCTTTTGGCTTTGAAAACATGACAAGTTATAATGGGGAATATACAGTTACAAATAGAGATAATGTAACCATAAAATTCAATCATCCTGTACTTGTTCGTATAAACTATGATTTTCCTGCATACAACACGTTAGAGTTATCAAAATATAATAAAGATAATAAGAAGTCGGAACGTCCAATCGACAAAGCACTTAAATTAGGTAAAATATTAGAAAGTTCAAAAACTTGTACAACTATTATTTCTGACATCGTTGGTAGATATGAAACATTCAGCGAGTTTTATGCTAATAGAAATGACCAAAACGAAATAAAAAATACTTTGGTAGATTGCAATATACTTACTAAACAAGAATTACCATCATATTATACCGAACTAGGATTTACAGAACAGGGCAAAGAATTGATAGAAAATTTACTAGCAGGATTGGTTCTTTCAAAAGATGCACTAATAACATCAAATGAAGGAGGTGCAAGGAAATTTAGACAAACAATAATTACGAGTTTGCCAATATTAACGGCAAACAAATCTTTGCCAGAAAATAGCCTTAATGATGCTTTAAACGAGGCTTTAATTATGGAAGGTGCAATGAGTTCAAACAACATACCTTTTATTGACTATGTAGGGCAAATTGATATGTTTGGAGTAGTTATAAGTGAAGAGGGTAAGTTCTTAAATAGACTTCTTGCTTCTGGTAGAAACAACTTTAAACGCTCAATAGAAGCATATAATCAAAGTGTTTTAGATAATCAAGGAGAAAGCCTTTTTGGAGAAAAACCATCAAAAGAAGAGATATTTACAGTTCATATAAAAAATAAGATAGATAAAGAAGATAGATTATTGATAGAAAATTCAGTCAAAAAATTAAAACAAAATAACGTAATGGACAAAGAACCAAGCATTATAACATCAAAAGAAAGCCTAAAAACAAACCCATTTACTAATGGAAACTTTTTTGCTTCAAATCCAGATAATATATTAGCAGAAACAAAAGAATCTGTCGATAGGTGGAAAAAGCCAATTATTACATATAAAGGAACTATTGCCAATGTTCAAAGAATAGATGTACCACTAACACAAATTGTTTTTACACCAGAAACAACAAATCCAATAGTAAGCATTGTTGAAGAATCCGTAGAGGAAGCAACGGACACTAATACGCAAGTAATTGAGAATTTAGGTAATGCAAAAAAAGGAAGCGATAAAGAAGTTCAAAAAAAGACTGTAAGAAAAGCAAAAGCAAAAAAAGAAAAGAATGCAGTAGCAGTAGAAGAATTGATAGACGAATATAGCGTAAGAGAAGTTTACGATATGCTTAATCCAGAAGTATCTATTGAAGAATTGCGTGTATTTATGTGGTGGAAAAACAAAAGTGGCTCACCTATATTAAGCAAGGAATGGCTTTCATTAACCGAAATGACAGAAAATGAATTATATAATGATAGCGATTTAGTTTATAGTTGGATTGAACAAGGTTTGTTATATTATTTTGATGGAGAACTTTTACCTGCATATCTTTATTTAGCAGAAAATATTTATGATAAAAAGAATAGACTTCAAGTGGTAGAAGTTAAATCAGAAGATGGTGAAGAAACTACTTCTCGTTCTGGTGCTGATGCTGATTACATAATAAGAAAGTATGGTCAAAAAGTTTACGACAACCAATTAAAAGCGTTAGAAGATGTATTTAAGGTTAAATACAATAATAGGTTATTAATTAAAGGTGAAAAAACAAAAGATGGAGAGGAATTGATTATTAATCCTGTATCTAAGTTTGCAAAAGAATTTATGATAAAATCTCTTGTAGAGGGAAATCCTTTTATGTGGAAAAGAATTACAGCAGGAGGAAATAAAAGATATGGCAAACCCGATTTTTTAGAAATTAAATATGACAAAAATGATAAGCACCTATTTAAAGAATTAAGTTTGACAGATGCCTTTTGTTATTGGTTACGAACTGACGATACTATCCAATATAAAAGAGGAATGAACTATGCAGATATTATTAGAATTTACATTCAGTCTGGAAACCAACCAAGCACTTCTGCTGTAAAGGTGGAAGGTGTATATTCGCCTATTCAAATGGCTATAAAAAAGAAAGAAACTGCCGAATGGGAAAGATTAAAAAGTAGAGCAAAAGAAGAAGGTGATAGATTATTTTTGGTGTTTTTAGATAAGCAATTAACATTAAATGATAAAGTTGCTATTGAAACTAAATGGAATAGAGTATTTAATGGCTATGTAAAGATAAATTATAATAAAGTACCTGTTGCTTTCCCATGTAATAAATACGATATGGGCAAACCAATGGAAATTAAACCAGAAAAACGTGAAGCGGTTGCATTTACTTTTAGCGAAGGAAGTGGATTGTTGGCTTATGATGTAGGAGTAGGTAAAACGCCATCTGCAATATTTACAATTTGTCAATTCTTAGAAACAAAAAAATGTCTTAGACCATTGCTAATTGTTCCAAATCAAACATACAAACAATGGATTGCTGAATTTAAGAAATTTGCAAACCATGTTAGAATAAATGAATTTTATAATTTATCAACAGGTTATTTTGAAGATTGGCAAGACGTGAATGGCGTTACTAAAATGGTTGCCGAAGGTTCAGTTTCAATTATGACTTATGAGGGGATGCTAAAAATAGGATTCAATGACGATACGGTAACTAGAATAAAGCCACAAATATCTGATATTTTAAAACAACAGACAAAATCTGATGATTCTAATAAAAAACAAGATGCAAACGCAGAAAAATTAGAAAGCAAGATTGAAGAAATGATTGGCAAATTACTTGCTAAAACGACTACAAATATTGAAGATTTAGGGTTTGACTTTTTATTGTTTGACGAAGCACACGCTTGTAAAAAAGTATTTACTAATGTGGCAGGTGAAAAAGAAGAAAATTTAGGCAACTCTGGTAAAGAAACAAAAGCTATTGTAAAATATAAAATTCAAAGTGGAGAACCATCTAGTAGAGGTGTTAAAGCATTTATGCTTTGCCAATATATACAGACAACATTTAAAGGCAATACGCTACTTTTAACAGCAACACCGTTTACAAATAGTCCCTTAGAGGTTTATTCAATGTTGGCTATGATAGGATATAATAAACTAAAAACGCTTGGATTAGACAATTTAAACGTGTTTTTCGATACTTATGTTGCTACATCATACGAAATGATTATTAACTCTAAATTAAAGCCAGAACGTAGACAGGTTATTCTTGGTTTTAATAATTTAGTATCTCTTCAGACATTGATTCGTAGATTTATGAACTATAAAACTGGTGAAGAGGTAAAAGTACCACGTCCAAATAAGATAGTGTTACCATTAAAAACTAAATTAGTCGATGGCTTATTGATTAATTTGCCAGAAGACGAACAAGTTAATACCATTTTGCCATTATCTCCTCTACAATCACAATTTATGAATGATGTTATGGAATATGCAAACGGGAATATTAGCGAAGAAGAAATGTGTAGTGGAGGTGGGTTATTTGAAGAAACGGATGGAGATACAGCTAGAGCAGAAGGTATTGAGATTGACGAAGATTCAATGACTAATGAAGAAAGGGTTGGTGTAAGATTATTAAAAGCAATGGCTCATGGTAGAAATCTTGCATTAAGTCCTTACATATTTAAGTGTTCAGGATTAGGTAGACCGACAGCACAACAATACATAGAAACATCAAATAAGTTAAGTTATGTGATGGAATGTATAAAAACAATAAAAGAATATCATAAAAAAGAAGGTACTCCTATGTCTGGAGTAGTTATTTATATGGATAGAGGAGTTGAATATTTTAATTTGATTAGAGAATATTTAATAACAAATGTTGGTTTTGAAAAACATGAAGTTGGTGTAATATCTGCAAAATTAATAACTCCTGTTCCCTCTGGAATACCAAAAGATGAACAAAAAGAGTATGTAAAAAATCTATTTTTAGGTGAGAGATTTAACGAATCAACATTAGAAATGGAAAAACTTTCGGATGATGAAAGATGCAAAATTTTAATTGGCTCTTCTACTATTAAAGAAGGTATTAACCTGCAAAAACATTCATCAACATTGTTTAATTGTTGGATAGATTGGAATCCAACAGACATACAGCAGTTAGAGGGAAGGATATATCGTCAAGGAAATAAATTTAATACAGTAAGAATAGTCAATCCATTAATGATTAATAGCATAGATATTTTTATGTTCCAAAAATTAGAGGAGAAAACAAATCGTATAAACGATATATGGTCAAATGAAGGTAAAACAAACGTACTTCATACAGAAGAGTTTAATCCAAAAGACTTAAAATATTCGCTAATTAAGGATGCTTATATTCTTGCCGAAATGGAATTGTTGGAAATAGCAGAAACTATAAATGAAGATATTGTTGATGCAGAAAACAAGATTAAAAGGAATGAAAGGATTAAATCTTATGACTATACATTAAAACTTAGAGAAAAAGATTTAGAAAAAAGAGTTGAGATGTATAGACCATTGGCAGAAGGTCAACCCAAAAGAAGCATTGAAACATTGATAAGATTATATCAAGATGTTTTAAGAAATCAAATGGATGGTCAAGGCAAAAAAATGGAAACAGAATGGAGGCAAGATAAAAAGAAAAGGGAGGAAGGATATTATTCTAATTTTGAACCAGAACATAAGCAATTTTGGTTTGACGATTTTAATTATGCTAATCGTGGAATGGTTCACGAAACAAGGAACTACTTAATACCAAACGGAATTACTATTGAAACACTTGACGATTATACCAAAAAAATAGAGAATGACATTATAAAGTTAAAAGAACAAAAACAATTGCTTTCTTCTGAAGATGCCATCAAAATTAAGGCGAATCAAATTAATGATGAAAGAGTAGCAAATAACATAGTTGAAAGAACATTACCAGAAGTTGTAAATGATTTCACAAAATTAAATTATTTGCTTAGTGATACTAAGATTACAGCAACAGACAAATCAATAGAAGTGCCTACAATACAATGCCCTCCTTTAGATGGCGAAGGTAAGGTAAGAATAGACGAAGAAGGGTTGGTTTTGCTTGGTAGATGTATAGATAATGATGCAGATACAAAAAGACTACATACTAACGAGGCAGGTGAATACACAGAAGAGAGAATGAAATTACATGAATACATCATTCATGACATGACTTCAAAAACAATATGTATTCCACAAGAAAAAGGTCACCCAATAGCTGTTTTAATGGGAGGTGCGCCAGGAAGTGGTAAGTCTACATACATTAAGAAAAATGCAAAATATTTAGAAAGCGACAAGATATGGAAGGTCGATGCAGATGCAGTAAGAGAATACCTACCAGAATATGAAGGTTGGAATAGTCCATCAACACATCAAGAATCGAGGGATATTGTTAACGAACTTATTAGCACTTTTGACAAACCATGTAAGCATGACTTGTTGTATGATGGCACTATGAGTAATTCATCAAAATACATATCTTTAATTAAGGAATTAAAGAGGATTGGATATTTGGTATTTATTATCTATATGGATGTGCCAAAAGAGGTGAGCATTCAAAGAGCAATGAATAGATATAGAAATTATAGTGGTGGCAAGATTAAATATGGTCGTTATGTGCCTATGTCAGTTATTGACGATTTCTACAAAACAGGTAAAGAAGGGTTGGATGAGATAAAAAAATCAGTAGATGGATATGTTGTTGTTGATTCATTAACTGAAAAGATTATCGAAAAAGGAGGTATTCCATTACCTAAAGATAGATATTACGAAAATATGGTTAATGATAGTCCTAAAACTGAATACAAAGAAGAATCAATATCAGATGATAAACGAAGGGTACTTGAAGCTATTGAAACTATTGAGGGATTGTTGGGTATTGTTGATGGAAAAGATTTGATTAAACTCCAAAAAAGAAAAAGCAGTTTAGAAGAATTAGTTGACATATTATAATATTTGTATAAAAACTATTTAAAAAACAAACAATTCGCAAATCTTTACTAAATTTGCGACAAAACAAAAAAATCAATGAAAAATAACTACAATAAAAAAGCAAATGTAACAAATGACATGAGGGGTGAAGATTCCGATGACTATGGAACTTTTGAGATTTACAAAAATGGAGGTAATATTGAGGTTAAAGTTGTAAATAGCGACAAACAATATAATGAGAAACAATACGATTGGATTTTAGGTGATAAGGATAAGGATAGTGTTGCTAACGCAGACGATGTAAAACCTCTTGACAAAAATATAAAGGAGCGTATAGACGAACCAACTATTACAACTGGAATAAAGAATTTAATATCATTAAAGAAATCTTTGGATAGCACAATGTATTCATTCATTGAAGACCTTAAAAATGTTGCTCCAAACAATAGCAAGATTTATGCTCGGACAAAAACACCTTATAGTGTACTTGATAAGTTAATCAAAAAGCGACTTTCAACTATTACAGATTTGATTGGAACAACTATTGTTACAAATGATAAAAAGGAATTAGATGCTATAAAGAATTATGTTGAATCTGGTAAAATTGGTAAGGTTGTCGAGATGGAAGATATGTACGAAAAACCAAAACAAGGTTATAGAGCGTATCATTTTTTGATTGAAAGAAATGGAATGACGATTGAATTGCAGGTAAAAACAAAACGTCAAAAAGCGTTAAACGAATTAAGTCACGAACCATACAAATTAGGTAAATTAAATTCAACAGTAAACCTTAAAATGACAGAATTGGCAAATCGTGCTGATGAAGGTGATAAGAATGCTATAAAAGAATATAATGACTTTATGAATCAACCAAATGTAGAGAAACTATTTTATGCAGATGGACAAATGATGGCTAAAGGAGGCACATTGACCAAATCACAATTAAAGCACTTTAAAGAATGGATGGAAGATGGTAATGTTAGTAAAAACAACGATGGTACATATTCTACACAAGATGCTCAATTTAGTAACAAATTGAAAGACTTTAACGAACTTAAAAAGTATTTTAAAAGAGAATTTGCTATTGATGAATATGCTGATGGTGGTGGAGTAGATGATATTCAAAAGAAAATAGAGTACGCAAAAACGCTAAAAGTGGGTGACGAATTTAGCTATAAAGATTCTGGTAGATTACGACCAACAAAAGATATAGTTTACTATATATTTAATGATGACCCAATTAATTTTATTGGCATCAAAGAAAGAGATGAAGACGATAGAAGCTATGTGGAAAAAGTCCAAACAATCAAAATATTTGTTCCAGAGAAAGATAGCGATACCAAAATGGCAAATGGTGGGAGCGTAAGTAAAAGAGGAGGTAATTTTAATGTAGGTGATAAAGTAATGGTTGACGATAGTGGTTACATCAAGTCTTTTCAAGGATTTGACTTATCGAAACCAGCTACTATTTTGACTAAAAATAAAGTAAAAACAAGTCAAGGTATTAAATATTCTTATAGTATTGAGTTGGCAGATGGCAGAAAACCATTTAATAATGCGATGGAAAATAAATTAACTTTAGCAGATACATATTATGCTAAAGGTGGCGAAGTAAATAATCCAAGTAAAAAAGAAATGCTTAATTATTTGAATATGTATTTTGATAATTATTCAGAATTAAGAACAATAGCTGTTGAAGAAGACAATATATTGACAAGAAAAATGTTAAATTCATTAGATGACGAATTATTGGAATTGGCTTATGAAGATGCAAAATATGAAATAAAAGCAGATACACAATATGCTGATGGTGGTAAAATGGCAAAAGGTGGAGGAGTTAAAAAAAGAATAGTAGTTGTATGGGATGAGGGCTATGGCAAAGTTATTAACGATTTGTACAATCAATGGAATAACGTTAAAACTCAAGTGCAATATGACAAATGGGTTAGTAAAGTTAAAGAAACCAAATTTGGTACTTATGGAAATATACCATTTGAAGAGGTTTTGGAAAAGTTTGATTTCGATAACGCACCTATCAATAGTTTCCATCTAAAAACCTTCAAAGTCGAACTTAAAAATGCTTTGAATAAATACGAAGATGGCGGTTTAATGGATTCACAACAAGGCATTGACTTGTTTGAAGACTACGAAAATATCCCAGCAAATGTTCAATCTATTTTAGATAACCATGAAGATGCTTTTATGGATGGTGATTACAAAGAATTGCAGAAAGCATTAACTCAATTAAAGAAAATAGGGTACACTTTTGAATATGACTTAGACGGTCAAGCATACGACTTACGTCCAATAGGAACTAAAGGTAAAAGTGAAATGGAAGAATATGAAGAGGGAACAGAAGCATTCAAACAAGGCGGTAATGTAGATAGTTCTGTAACAAAACTAAATAAATTGGGTATTAGAACTTCAGATGAATTTGGAGATGAATTTAGGGATTTCCTTGACGATTTAGAAGAAAAAAATGATGGAGAATATATTGGTTATAGATTAGATTTACCAAATAATGAATTAACGCTCATACAAGAAAAAGCAACTAAAACAGTTTCAATATTAGACTATTCAGAATTTCCTAAAGATAAAACATGGAGAATAGAAAAACATTCAATTATACATTACAAAGAAGGCGGTTCAATGACAAACAAAAATCAAACAACAATGACACAAGAACACATAGACAAATTTGTACGAGGTGCAAATAGTACAGATGAAACAGCAAGAGAAATTAGCACTAGAAAGCTAAAAGAAGCAGGACTTGACAAAAATGGTAAGCCTCTTGAAAGCAAACTATCAAAACCTAAAACTTCAAAAAAAGTAAAAGTAACTCCAATGGAAAAATTGGATAAAGAAACAAAAACCTCTATGGAGGATTATTTTGATAAATCAAAAGAAGATGCAGAAGATGATGAAGGCAAGACTTTAATAAGTTACGATGAATTTAACAAAATGTGGAATACTATGCCACATGATACATTTCTTTTTTGGGTAGGTTGGGACACATATAGCTATAACGAGTTTGAAGTAATGGGAGATGGTGATTTCAAAAAAGGAATTGAGAAATTTTATAAAGACTATAAAGTGCTTGTAGATTTTCAAATTGATGGAAGTGATAAAACATATAGAATTGATATTAGGAAAAGTTCTAAACCTACTACATCAGAAAAAAAAGCAAAGGCAACTAACACTTCTAAAGCACCAATGACAGACAGCAAAGAAACAGAAGACGAATATTGTAAAAGAATTATAGCTGAAGCAAGAGCAAGAAAATTAAAAGCTAAAAAAATTGCTAAAAAATCTGCAAACAAACCAGCAGTTACAAAAGCGACTGAAAGAGTTGAAAGAACGCATGAATCTATTGAAAAGCAAATTGAAACAGGTAAATTAAAAAAGGAACAAATTGAAAAAATTATCGCAGAAACAGAAGATTTATTAAGAATGTTAAAAAAAGCATTAAAATCTTTGTAAATTTGCACAATCACATTGCCCTTTCGTCTAACTGGCAGGACAAATGTTTTTGGTACATTGAATCGAAGTTCAAATCTTTGAGGGGCAACAATTTTTAAACACATAAAAAATATTAATTAACCTAAAAAAAAATAATAATGTACGCTTACGAAAAATTAATGCAAGAATACAACTTGAAAGAATCTGACCTTACAAAAAAAGCAAAAGTAGCAATAACAGCTATCAAAAATATTGAGAAATCATTGGTAAGGCAGAAAGGTAAATCCAACTTTAAAGGTATGTCTGATGAAACAAGAGAAAAGATTGAAGTAAACGACCAATTTGCTGTTGATGAAATAGAAATGATGATGGATAATGATGATGATGATTCCAATGCAGACAATCAAAAAAAAGAAACAATAGTTACCCTTACCGAAGAAGAAAAGAAAGGAAACGAAATCGAAAGTGAGTTAAAAAAACTAGTTGAAAGCAATAAACTTTCATATAGCATTGACGAACTTAGAAACCTTGCACCAACTACTTATGAAGAGATTTGGGATAACTACGAAGATGACGAAGAAAATGGTGTAGGAACGTCTAATTTTAAAATCATGGAAGATTCAAACAATTTATTTACAGTAACAAAAAAATAACATATTATGGCATTTAAAACATTCCCAACAAAAAATCTATCTAACTCTAATGGAGGTGGAGGTATATTTGGAACATTAATTATCATAGCTGGAGTATTAGGCTTAGGCTATCTTTTCAAAACCCAAGTCCTAGACAAAAAAGATACGGACGATAAAAAGTAAAACACCATGACTTTAGGAAACGAACTTAAACAAAATACTACTCTAATTATTGCCCTTGCTACGTTTGGAGGACTTATCTTAGGTTGTATGACGTTCTTTAATAGTAGAGAGCATATAAAGATGCAAAAAGAGGTTCTTGCAATTGATAAGCAAATGAAGGAACTTCAGCTAGATAGAGAGAAGAAAGCTAGTTTGATAAAATAAGTATGTTTCCTAAAGTCTTAATATCCTCACCTACTGCATCTGCCAAAAACTATTGCTTTGATAAATTCATTTTGAATATATCGAAGTTTACTTACCCTAATTTTGAGGTTGTTTTATTCGATAATACCCTTGACAAAGGAGAGAATGTAGAATACCTTAATAATCGTTTCTATGAATTGTTCGGTCATAATAAATGGTTCAAAGCAATAAAGACTAATTGTGATAGTCGTTCTGTAATTGAGAGAATGGCACAAAGCCATAATGATTTAGTAAATTATGCCAAAGAAAATAACTATCCACTAATACTACATTTAGAAACGGACGTAATGCCACCTAGTGACGTTATAGAGCGTTTATTTGTACAAAGAAAGCAAGTTATAGGTTCTGTCTATTATCGTGACGAGGGACTATGGAGAAAGCCAATGATTCAGCAAAGATTAGAGATAGCACCACGCAATATCAAAACATACAATTTAGAACCTAATGAAGATGCTACATTTTTGGATGGTACGACTAAATTAGTTGCTCATGTAGGATTAGGATGCGTCTTGATGCAAACAAGGATATTTATAAATCTAAAATTTAGGTTTATTGAAAATATAGATATGCACCCAGATAGCTATTTTGCAGAGGATTGTTTTAGAAACAACATACCTATCTATTGTGATACGTCAATTATATGCGAACATGATAATAAGAATTGGCTTGACGTTTATAGGAGTATGAACAAGAACTAATTTTATACTAAATGGTATAATACCTTATCGTATAATATCGCATCATATCGTATTAAATTGCTTTCATATTCTGTTACAGATAGTGTTTCCATTTATTTTACTATTATTAAATCTTCTTTTAAATATCTTTTATTTGATGGTGTTTCGCTTATATGGTAAGCGATGAATGATTTTGATTTTGGAGGATTTACATCAAATACAGCAGTAATAGTATGTATTTTTTTATATCCTTTAATTTTAACTTTAGTACCTTTTTTCATTTTTTTTAATTTTTAATGTTAATAATTATCAAATATACTAATTAAATTGCTTTCATTTGTTGCTTTATTTCATAGATATTTTTCAACTGCTTATACAACTCCAGTTTAACCTGTAAATTCGTTTCAGCAATAGTAAAATTCATGTTCTTTAAAACCTTATCTACTACATCATTTGTTGGTGCAATACCTTTAGCATGGATTAAATACTTATCGAAATTCTCATTCATTTCCTTTTCATCCAAAGCAAGTTGTTTCATGTAAGTATCAAAGTATTTTTGCTTTTCAAGAATTATCTTTTCAAGTGTTTGAATCTTGTTCTTTGTTTCGATAGCTAAAATATCCTCTTGCACATCTTCTAAGCATCTATATTTTTGCTCCTTATTGCGTTTCCTATCTAAGAAAAAAACAACCTCATTTTGAAGTTTAAGCAATTCTTTATGTGTTTTTATGCTATTTTCTAGTGTTTCTCTATATGGGTGATTCATAGTGATTATTTATCTTTTAAAAGTTTAATTATCTCAACAATAGTTGCACAAAGAACAAAAATAATAAGAATAACAGAAAATCCTATTGCCAATGATTCTTTAGGGTATTTATGTACTATTTCTATTAATTTTATCATAGTTTAAGGCAACATTTCCATTTGAATAAGTGAACAAACTGTGTACCATTTCTTAACAGTTTGATTAATTGGTGGCTTTGTACCTTCAAAAGAAGCAACGTAGAATTTAACATTAACTTTATCTTCTACACAAAATTTATTCGTTATAGCAAAATAGCAATCTTTCTTAATTGATATGTAGATATGTCTTTTCCTTTGTCTTCCACTTACAAGTATTACCCAGCAATGCTTTTCTCCTTCACCAAACTCTAAGATAGTTCCTTTAATTTGGTTAAATTCTGTTTGTGATTCGTTCTTATTGAAACTTACTGATGTTTCAGCTATTATATCCTCGCTTATATTGTAGTTTGGTTCGTTTAATTCGTCTTGCATACATTTTATTTTTGCAAACATACAAAAATTAATACGCAAATTTAATTTGTTTTTTGTGATTATTTGTGTTTATATTTGCAACGATTAAAAAACGTATGTCATAAATTATATCATAATGAAACCCATTTTATTTATGAAAACAATATGCCTAAAGGCTCAAACGATGTAAGAAACATACTTACAGCAGTAATCAATGCGTGTGAAATAAACGACACAAAAGATGTAATAGATGCCTTAAATGGCTTATCTAACAACGAAAAAGACTCTACTTCTAAGATAACCTCCGATTTAATTATTGAGCATGTATGCTTAGAATATCAAATCTCAAAGAAAACACTAATCCATTCTACGGCTAGAGGTCATATAAACCAAGCCAAAAAGCAAGTTTGTTGTTTAATGAATCAACTATTAAATTCTAGTACAAGACGTACTGGAAAGGTATTGCTATGTGATGCCAATACAGTTAGTCGAGCATTAAAATACCAACGTGAATTGTCTATTAAGATACCAGAGGAGGTTCTATTTAAGCAAACTAATGAGAAATTATTCAATAAAATTAACCAATTAAAATAAAACTATGTTACAAGAACACAAAGACTACATTGAAAAAATGATTTTTGGGAATGAAATTGACGATACCCTACCTGCTATTGCAACTATGTTAGAGCAAATTGTCACTAAAAAGAAACCTACATTCGATAGTAATGGATTGAGTTATGATTTGGACTTTTTAGAAGAAGTATCCTATGGTATTTTAGTTCTACCAATAGATATTCAGTCACATTTTGTAGATGAACAAACAAAGATGTTAGTAGATAATAACCAATTAACAATGGAAGACGATTTAAGCGAAGATATTATTGGTAGTGAAAGCATAGCAAGGCAACTAGACGAAAACCTCGTAAACGCTACTTCTATTGGCAATATAGCCTATGTATATGAATACACTAAGGATGAAAGAACAAAAGAGATAGCAAAGCAATGGATAACAGCGTTTGCAGAACAATTAATGATTAAATTTAGTAAAAACAATAATTAACAAATAAATTAACAAAAATGGCTAACGCAATTTATAAAAAGGAACATGGTAGACCAACCTATTTAGAAAATAAAATGGTTAAGGATATTGAGGATAAAAGAAGCAAAAACCCTAGTTCTTACAACTATGGTACGGCAACAACAAAAGACGAATTACAAAAGATACATACCAACTATGTGTTGGCAGAGGAAACGGAGATAATTAGCGAAACAAAGAATCCATCTAGTGAAGATAATAGTTATAGCGATATGGACGATATTAGTGACCCACATAATGAATCAGCACCACAGATTCGTGACTACGTTAAAGAAGAAGGATTTAGTAGAGATGGCAATAATGACAAAAAGGTTATTACTAACGACTTTGCACAACCAACAAACTTTAAAGAAGCGTATAATTTGCCAGATGATGACGATATAGAGGATGACTACAAACCAAAAGACAAAGGAAATGATAAGTCTACTAATAATTCTAGTGATAAGAGTTCTACTAAAAGAAAAGAATCGGTTAATCCAGATTTTGATGACATGTCACCTTCTGCTCAAAAGAAAGAAACCAAAGAGTTTGCCAAAATATTAGTAGATGGTGGTTGTGCTATTTTAGAACAAGGGATTGTTTGGTACACTACAAAAGACTTTACCGATTCTAAATTGATACAAATGTCACTTGATGGTGAGATTGATTTGGACTTATTAATAAGCCTTGATAGTAGACAACAAGCAACTGTTCGTGAGTTCTTTAATCAAATGGAGGTTAGTGTTAAAGAGGGTGCAAAATTTACTGACGAATACAAAGAAAGCCTTACACGTTCACTTTATAAGGTGATGCTAGAAAAGGGTATTGCACCTACTCCTATGCAAAGTTTATTGGCAAATATAGGTAAAGGACTTTTTGAGAAATTTGGCTTAATCGTAGCTACAAAAATACAAGCAAATAGCGTATTACAACAATTAAAAGAAATGAAAATAAATAGTGGTGATTATAATGTAAATCGTGCAACAGATAGCAATGAACAACCATTAACGGCAGAAGGAGTAGAGGAATTGTTCAAGGAAGAGGAAAGTAATCAATCAGCACCAACAAATGATGAAGGCGAGGAATAATTAATTAATTAAGTTTATATTTGTAAGAGAATTTTTAAAAAATGGCTGAAACAAAAGAAAATATACCCGAAATAAAGCAAAGAGAGGCTGGTATGACCTTGTGTGTAGGTGCGCAGGGTGTTGGTAAAACTTACTTACACATGTACGTTATTCGTGACTATGTTAGAGATAAGATAGAAAGCAAGGTTAAAGGTAGAAAGTGTTTAATATTTGACACTAATGGCGAGTTCACACAAAAGCAGTTTGAGGAGAATGGAATACCTAATTTCCCTATACAAACGATAAAGATGCGAGATATTGAAGCATGGGGATTAAGCAATAGAGTAGAATGTCGTAGAGTAGATGCAAAAGCATTAAGCATAGACGAAAAGATAAAATGTGTAAGTTATATCATTAACAAATATCGTGATGGTATGTTGGTATTAGAGGATATAAATACCTATATTTTAAGTGTTACTCACATGGGCGATATTATTAGTGGTCTTGTAAATTTACGTCATAGAGGGGTGGATATTCTTATTTCATACCAAGATTTTAGAGCAGTAGAGCCTAGAATATTTTCAAATAGTAGATGGTTTAGATTTCACTATCAATCTGTTGACGTAATGGAGGTTAAAGCAAAGATACCTAACGTAGAGTTATGTTCTATTGCTCAAATAATTGTCAATAACAAGTATTTTAACGATGACATACGATTCTATCTATATGTTTATAAGAACATAAATAAGGTACGAGGTAAGTTCTCAAAGGATGAATTTTATGTAGCCTGTAAAGAGTATCTTAATGGTTCAAGAAGTCTGATTAAGACATTGATGAATCGTAAGAAAATTAGTGAAGAAGAGGCAATAAAATTTCAAAGTGATTTATACTATAAGATGTATTATGGTAACGACAACAAATAAAATACTATAATGATAACATATTTAAGAGAACAACATTTACATAATTTACAACTAAAGATTAACGATTTACGTCCAGAGTATAAAGGTAAAATTAGTGATGGCTACCATACGTTTGATGAATTGTACGAACATAGAATTACACTATATATAGCACTATGCAAATCTTTAAGAATGGAAGAAGATATTTGGAAATCTAAACAACATTCAGATGGCAGTCGTATTGAGGGTTGGTTTATCTTAGGTATTAATAAAGAAGAAGGCAAACAAATTACTTATCATTTACCATTATCGAAATGGGATGAATGTAATTTTGCAACAACATTAGCAACAGCACCTAGCTTTGATGGACATAATTCAAATGATGTTTTAGAACGATTAAAAAATTTATTATGACAAATCCACACGATATAACCAAAGCCTTTGAGCAAAGACTTAGCGACTATACAAACGCACCTTACGTTGTTTGCGTAGATAATCAAAGCAATGCTTTATTTTTAGCACTCACATACGTTGGAATTAAAGGCAAAGAAATTTCTATACCCTCACATACATACCCAAGTGTTCCTGCTGAAATAATACACGCTGGTGGTAAGGTTAAGTTTCTTAACTCTTCTCCTATCTTACAAGGTGAATATCAATTAGGCGATACAATAGTTTGGGATAGTGCATTACGTTTTACTGCTGATATGTACCAAAAAGGAATGATGCAATGTATATCGTTCACAGGTGCATACAAGCACTTAAAATTAGGTAAAGGTGGTGCAATACTAACTGACGATAAAAATGCCTATGAGTGGTTTAAAAAAGCAAGGTTTAGTGGACGTTCAGAATGTAGCTACCACGAAGATAATTTTGACGATAATCCTGTTTTAGGTTGGAACTTTTATATGCCTGTTGAAACCTCTGCAAGAGGATTACACATGATGCCACAATTTTATACCCACGATGGACGAAAGAAACATAATTTAGATTTATCACTACCTTATCCAAATTTGAGTACCTTTGATATTTATAAATAATTATTATGAAGTCAAAGTATGCTATTTACGATGAAGAAATTAAGCGAATATTTTTATCGAATCCAAATTTTGATACAGAATACACAAAGGTTGCCCAATTAATATTAAAAACTAAACAAACAGCACCTCAAAATGCTGATGTAAACGCTTTAAAAGTATATGTTCGTAGGAATAAAAAACGTATCTTAGATTTAAACGAGGGTATTTATAATGCTACTGATGAATTAGATGTTGCCTTCACCTCTGCAAAGAATCTATGGATAAAAACAAAACGTAAGGATGGTGGTGTAAGTGGCTTTATTGTTAATCCTAACTATGTAGCACCAGAAGAAAAGCAAATTAAAGATATTGACTTTGAAAGTATTTTTAATGGCAAAATAAAGCCAATAGAAGTAATATCAAATTGCATAAATGAGGGGTTGTTTGATAGATTAGTATATACCGATGTGCATATAGGTATGAATGTAAATCCAGATGGATATAGCCTTTATGGTGGTAAGTGGGATGAGCATGAGATAGAAGAAAGGCTGACAATGATAGTTAGTCATGTAGTTAATAATAAAAAGTCTGAAACACTATATATTGATGAGTTAGGGGACTTTATGGATGGTTGGGATGCACAAACTGTAAGGAAAGGACATGAGTTACCACAAAATATGGATAATCAAAAAGCCTATGATGTAGGTGTTAGCTTTAAGATTAGAATGATTGACGAGTTGGTAAAACACTATAAGAATATCATTTGCAATAATATCTGTAATGATAATCATGCTGGTGCATTTGGATATGTGGTCAATAGTGCATTTAAGACTATTATCGAATTGAAGTATAGCAATGTGAAGGTAAATAATTTGCGTAAATTTATTAACCATTATTCTTTTGGTAATTATACTTTTATTCTTACTCATGGAAAGGATGCCAAGAATTTAAAGTTTGGTTTCAAAGCAAAATTAGATATTGTTGCTATGGAGAAAATTGATAATTACATCAAAGAACATTATCTTTACAAGGAGAATGTAGTTATTGAATTTAGCAAAGGAGATAGCCATCAATATGTGTTTGATAATAGTACAAGTCAAACATATAGCTATTGTAGTTATCCTGCATTAAGTCCAAGTAGTGAATGGGTGCAGACTAATTTTAAAAAGGGTATAAGTGGTTTTGTGTTCTTTAATTTTTACGAGGATAGAAAGGTGTTACAAGAGTATTTTTTCAAGTGGAAAAACTAAAAAATGCTTACATTTACAATTAATAAAAAAGAAATAAGTATATGTATAATTTACCAGCACTTCCTTATGAATATTCAGCATTAGAGCCATATATTGATGCTAAAACTATGTTTATTCACTACAACAAACACTTTAAAACCTATTTAGATAACCTAAACGCTAAGTTAAGTGAAGAAAACATACAACAACAAAGCATTGAAAATCTTATTAAAAACATATCTTTTTATTCAGAAGATGTAAGAAATAATGGTGGTGGTTATTATAATCATCTTTTATTTTGGAAAATGCTAATGCCTTTTGATGAAATGGATATAAACAAGCCTCCAACATTAGTAGAGAATATAATTAAAAGAGATTTTGGTAGCCTAGCTAATTTTAAAAAACAGATTGTGGCACAAGCAAAAAAAAGGTTTGGGTCGGGTTGGATATGGTGGATTATTTTACCTTCTGGAAAAACCGAAATAGTCAATACGGCAAATCAAGATAACCCTCAAATGTTTTATTCGTGTACAATCCTTCTTGGTATTGATGTATGGGAACACGCTTATTATTTAAAATATCAATCCGAAAGGGTAAAGTATGTGGAAAACATTTTTAATGTAATTAATTGGAACTATCCTTATAAAATATTAAATAAATATTATAAAAAGTAGGCTATTGAAATTTTTGATTCACTAACCAATAAAAACTAATAAATATGGAAGATAAAAAAATCATTAAAAGTAAATTTGGTTTAACAGATAACGAAATCAAAGCACTTTTAAAAGAACAAAAAATAAAGGATAAAGATTTTTATAAAGCGTTAGGCATAAATACTTGTATGATAATAAATGGAGAAACGATTACATACCATACCGACATTGATAGAGCATTAAGATTAATAACAAATAAAAATAAATAAACAAACATGAAAAAACACTTAGTAGTCCTATTCGTCTATAATAACATAGAACACGTTAAAACTTGCTTTGAATCGCTTTATTTAGATGAAGTAGACTATTTCATAGTTGAGAACAAAAGTCCTAATAGCAAAGAGATAGAAGAGTATTTTAAAGACAAAAGACTTGTTGGTCATATTTGTTTTGAAGAAAATATATCAGCTACGGCAGTAAACATTTTTATCAAAGATTATTTTGAAACAATGCGTGAATATGAATACGTTTCTATTAGCGATGGAGATATTTATGTTAGTGATGCTAGAGCAACTTACAAAGAGATAATTGATAATTTAGATAGAGAGCCAAGTGCATTTGTTTCTTCGGTAGATTTATGGTTAGGCAATCATTATGAAAACGAAAGCAAAGTGAGTGGAACAAATCATTTAGACTGGTATATGCAACACACTACAAACGTAGATGGGTATAAGTTAGGTGCTACTGCCTGTCATCTATTAACAGTAAAAAATCAAAGATTAGATATTTTACAAGATATTCATTTCATTGATACAATACTTTACAATAAGGTTATGAATATGGGTGGTCGTTGGATTTCAACATTAAGAAATTTAGCCTATCATTTAACGTGGGATTTGTATGTAGAAGGTAATGAGTATTACGAATTTAAGAAAGCAACTTACCCTCAAATATGGGATGAGAAAGAGCCTTGCGATTATGATGTATTAGTGCCTAGAGGTATTATGAAAGCAAGTGAAGGAGTGTTTAATAAGTTCTTTAAAGTTTAAATATAAAAATCTCGCCAAGCAATAAATAGTTATAAGAGAATTTTTAAGCCATCTAGCGTAAGTTAGGTGGCTTTTTTTAGTTACACAATAACCTTTATATATAAACGATTACAACAAATAGTTACACATAGTGTAACACTTAAATGAACCAATCATTTTTGTTTCTTATATAATTTTGTTTCGTAAAAAGATTATTCACCTAAAAACATAAGCTATGAAATTATTCTCAAAAGAAAATGGAATCGCATTTGTTGTTACACTTACTGCCGTAATGGTAGGTTTAGCTGTACACCAAGTATATGTTGCACCAATGCTCGTTAAAAAAGCATCTGCAACTCCAGTAGGAAAATAATCAAGGAAAACATGTTACTTCCTATTGATGAAATGGCACTTACTTATATAGTAATGTACGCTTAGTAATTGATAAAGTCGTTCTAGGAATGGCAGTAACGTAAAAGCAAAACAAAACAGGAACTAAACAATTTTTAAAACAAAACAAAATTTCAATAAAATGAATAACAAAGAAAAAGAATTGCATGATGCAATTGCTCGTACAGAGAGATTCTCTGGCTACGATGGTTACGATAGTTATGAGAGTGCAGAAGGCGATATGGGAATGTTCGATTCGGACGATTTCAATAACTTCGATGCTGACTACTCTAACGCAGGTGGAAACAAAGCACAAGAAACATCTGACCCTTATATCTTACAGTATGTTAACTCAACTACTGCTGACGTAACGGCTATTTTATTTGGTGCGAATGATTACGCACAATCTACTAACTTTGGTAATCCTACTGCCGTAACAATTACTTCTCTTCAAGGAGGTACTTATGGTCGTATGTTGAACCAGTCTAGCACTAAGGCATTTAAAATTGGTGAGTTCAGATTTATTTCTTCTACTGCATCTCAATTGAGCCAAACTTTAACCCAAAACATCGTTGATGCGAATGGTTTAGTTGCTCAAAAACCATTGAACATGGCTGTGTTAAAAGACATCTACCAATATTCAACAGATACTATTGTAGTGAAAAAAGTTGTTACTATTGATGGTAATACTTTCTTTACTTTCCCATTGAAAGCATCTGCTACTTTGGTAATTGCAATGTATCCTACTCAAATCGTTTCTGCTCGTAGACGTCTTAATGGCGGTCCGTCTATTGGAAGCGTAAGAGTACCTAGAATTGATGGACAAAACACTTCTCCAGTGATTATCCAAACAAATCAAGGTGTTAGAGGTATTAACGGATAGTATTCTTTAAGAATCTGTCACAATCACAACTATTAGGGGCAAAGGTTCACGCCTTTGCCCTTTTTTTTAAACAATAATTTTAAATGGGTAGCAATAAAAAAAGAGGTCAAGTTTTAATGAGAACAATAGCTTTAGGTTCAACTAATGAAGCAAGGAAATTGTTACTTGAAAAAAACGTAGAACCTGCTACAAATTTACCAGACCTAGAGTATAAGTTGGCTTTGTTATACCAATCCACTCCTAATAAAACGGAGATTGAAAAGGAACTAGCAAATATTCACCCTCACAAAGATTTTATCTTAAAATATTTGTCACCAAAAGAAGTAGATAAGCAAGTGCCAATGAACAATGAAGCAGAAAATAAGATAGTGGCAATGGCAACAGATAGCAAAACATCTAGTTGCGAAGGCAATCCTAATTGTACTTGCAACAAATCAAATATCAATGGTGATTATTTAAACGTAGGAGGTGAAACACAAAATAGTCAAACCAGCCGTAATCAAGTATATATGCTAGGCTTTGTAAGTATAGTCGCAATATTTGGAATGGCTTTAATATACAAACAAAAATAAAGTTATGATAGAAACCGAATTGATTGAAGATGCCGTAGTATTGATTCCTAACAAGGAACATCAAAATTTTACTGAAACAGATGAGGTTATTAGTGCAGGAACAAAAATAAGTGGTGATGCCAAAATAGTTAAGGGATTAAGAAGAGGTAAGCCTTATGATTATAGGTTATTTGTAACGGACGATAATAAAATAATTTTTTTAAATAAAACCAAAATCAAAACAAATATGGAAACTAGAGAAGTAACATTAGGAGTAGGAGGAGAAAAATCAATTGTGGTAAATAACACACTACCAAAAACTTTAGGTAGACCTATCGTATTAGGTGCTATTGGTGGTGCATTGGCAGGATATGCTTATTGTAAATACAAAAACCATGACATGAAAACAACGGGTATTTATACTCTTGTTGGTGGTGCTATTGGTTATGTAGCTGGTTATCTTTACGAAAACAAAGGACTTTCAATTAAAATCAATAAATAACAAACAACATGAGTAATGTAAGAGTAATTAAACTTGACAATATAAATGGTCAAGAAAACATTCAAGTTTCTTCTTATGAAGATGCTTTTGAAGGCTATTCAAATGCTAGAGGAGGTCGTAAAAAAGCAAGACAAGATAAAAGATTGCAAAAATTTGCAGATAGAACTGAATTTAAGAAATCTAAGTCAGAAGTAAGAAGACAAAGGAGAGAAGACCCAGCATTGATGGCAGATAGAGAACGTAGACGTAAGAACGCAGAAAGAGGATTGTTAGGTGTTTTTACTGGAGGTTTGAGCGAAATTGGTTATAAGGCAAGTAAATCTCGTAAAGCTAGAAAACAAAGAGAGAGAGAAGAAGAAGAAGCAATGCCACAAGAGGTTAGAGAAGAAGCAACTATGGGTGAAACAAGTCCAAAGCCACAACCTCCACAATATAATGAGGATTATTCTCAACAAGAGGATAGTGGCTATGTGGATAATAGTCAACAAGAGCAAGGTTATGATGAACCAAGACCACAAGGTTATGACGATAGAGATGTTCCTAGAGATAATAGTGCTGACAATTATCGTGATGAGCAATTAGAAGATGCAGGATATGATGCAGAACAAAATAATGCAGAGGATATAAGCAATGATGAAAGTGGCTTTAATGAAGAGTATGGTAGCTTGACTGGTATTGATGAAACAAATGTAACTTTAGAAGTACAAAAAGTACCTAAGCCTGTTTTAGAAGCAGTAAAGGGTATTCAAGACCACAAAAATCGTATTGCTATTTTAATGTTACAAAAGGAAAAAGGCAAAACGGAATTACCACAAGTATTTTGCAAGTTTGATGGCGAAGGTGACGATATAGATGCTATGATTAACACATCTAATGAAAGGATTATTGATTTAGAAGGTAAAGTTGAAAGCTATCAAAATGCTAATGGTGTACAAGCAAAAAGAAATGTAGCCGTTGCAAGACAATATTGCCAAAGAAGAAAAACAAAACCAACTTTAGTTAATCCGAAATTAGGTGCAATAATTGAAAGTCAAAGAATTGTTGTTCCTGCAAGAAGAGATGGTGACAATAGACGTTTTAGTAGTGAACAAGCACGAGCAAATTTTTTAGCCAAACAAAATCAAAAATCAAGTTTTGATGCAATAGATAGTGATGGTAGAGTTCATCCTAATTATGAAATTGATATTGATGGAACGCAAGGCAGAAAATTTGATATTTATTCTAATGCTGATGGAACAAGTGGCAACATGGATATTATTAAGCCTATCGTAATTGGTGCTATTGTTTCTATTGGTGCTATCTATTTAGTAAACTATTTCAAACTAATCAAGTAAGCGATGTTTTATTCTAATCTAACAAGTGCAATAAAAAATAGGGATATATCTACGGCTAACAAAGTTATTATGTCGGAGGTTGGTGATTCTATTGTAAATGATAGAGAGAATTTTATTGAGGTTTTAAGGAGTTCTAATATTCATATAGAGGATGGTGCAAGTGATTCAGATATAGTTAATTCATTTATTGGCGAATTGCCTACTAATGATGACTTAATGGTAAATACTTCATACTATGTAAATCATAAGAATAGCGACCTTAATTTCGATGGTAGTAGGGATATTGATGGTTTGGGAGTAAAAGCGTGTCACAAGGCTATGAAAATGAATTTTAGTGGATATTCTAATGCAGGTGGATGGGGTGATTTTGCTAACACACTTGCTCAAACAGGTTCTGGTATCTACCAAGATATTAAGAATAAGAAAAATTATGTTAGCGACACAATTACAAAACAAAAAGAAGCAAAGAAAGAAATTGTAAACAAGGTATTAGCACAAAGACAAGCACAAGTTGACGCAAAGAATAAGCAAATACTTGACAAACAAAAGACACAAAGAACAATGCTTATCGTTGGTAGTGTAGGTATTGTGTTATTATTAGGATTCGCAATTTACAAATTAAACAAATAAGCAAATGAATATCATAACAAATAGACCAATTGATACAGTAAATATTGACGATAGTGATGATTTCTATTCTTTAGAAGGCGATTATTCTAATGCTAAGGGTGATAGAAAAATGAAAGCACCTAGAGTAAAAAAAAGTAAAGAAGAAAAACAAACTATTAAAGATACGAGAAAGTCAACACGTGAAACAAACAAAGCAAAACGACAAAAAGATAAAGTTAATAGTAGATTAACAAAAGCTAATGCTAAACTAAAGGCAGGTGCAACACCATTAACAGCAGAAACTCTTCCAAGTAGATTGACTGTATTTAAAGAAAATATAAAGGCTTTATTTAAACGTAAAAACCCAACAACAGGCAAAGATGAATTTGTGAAGAAAAATGAGAATGGGGTTGAAAGCGTAGTAGACCCTAAAGATATTGAAATGAAAAACAATGTTCCGTTTTTAAAAGAAGAAATTAAGGAGGCGATTAATGATGGTGCTACTTTCGTAAGTAATGCAAGTGGATTGGTAGCTGAATATACGGCAGACGATGTAATAGCAGTTGAAGATGAGGCAACAGATGACACAGAATATTACAAAAAAAGTGACGTTGAGGGCAATTGGTGGACAAAGCAAAGCACTACAATAAAGATAGCGATAGTTGGTGGTTCACTTGCACTTGTTGGATTTATAGGATATATGATTTACAAATCAAAAAAATAACATAAAATGAAAGTAATAACAAACAGAGAAATAGAATATTCAAACGCTTGTGGATGTAGTGCCATTGATGGTGATTATTCAAATGGAGAAGGAAAAGGAAAAGAAAAGGTGAAAAATATTGTTAGTGGCATCAAAGATTCTGGTGCATTAGATTTATTGGGTGGTTTATTTAAAGGCAAAGGCAAGGGTAAGGGTAAGGGTAAAGATGGTGGCAAAATTATTGAAACTAACTATACTCCTGCTCCTGCTCAACCAATGGGAATGACAACAACTACAAAGATATTAATAGGTGTAGGAGTTGTAAGTGTTTTAGGTATAGGATATTATTTATTTACTAAAAAGAAGTAAGATGGCAGTCGAAAAAGGTCAAAAATATTATAGGGTAAAAGAGAAATTTAGTTGCCCAAAGGTTGTTGCGACACAAAATCCAAATAACCCTATGCAGATAAGTAGCTATATGTTTAAACAAGGTCAAGTTATTACAGGTAAAATGATATTTGTAGATGGCAAACCTAGTTTCTTATTTGTTAATGGAATGTATCATGTACCTTTGAGTAAGATTCAAGAGATTCAATTAAAAAACATTGATGGTGTAAGTGGCAAAGTAAGTAACGCTACTGGTGACCCTATAAATGGCAATGCACCAGCAGGAACTGTTAAGAAAATTGAAATTAAAGATAATCCTAATGCAAAGTATTTAGATGCTATTGTTATTGGTGCGGTTATTGGTTTTGGAGTAACTTATTTTGCTGAAAAGAAGGGATGGTTGCCAGAAGACCAACCGAATAACAGATATTATGGCATGGGTATAGGTGCTATTGCTCTTACATATTTGGCTTATAGATTAAAAACTAAAAACGTAGTAAAATAACATGGTAACAGTAACAACAAAACAACATATTATTGAAGATAACAATTATTCTAATTGTTGTGGATATAGTTCTTTAGATGGTGATTATTCAAACTTAGATGCTAATAGCACAATAGATGAGGTTAAAAGATTTCAATCTTGGCTTTATGCTAATAAAGAAATTAAGTTACTTGGTGGCAAATTTGATTCAGATACAAGTAGCAATTATCAAAAATATGGTAATGAGTACGAAACTACTTATAACAAGGATTTTGTAAAAACTAATGCCGAATTTGATAGTGGTGTAAATAATCCAGTAACAGGAGTTAAGGGTGGTGGTACTTTTAAGGAAACAGTAATTGTTACAAAAAAGAATCCAATTGGAGATGCTACCAAAAAGAAAAAAGGAATGTCGGACACAGCAAAGATATTAATAGGACTAGGTATTGCTTTGGTTCTTGGAACAACTATTTATTTTATAGCTAAAAAATAATAACATGATTGATGTAATAAATTCAATACCCGTTCAGTCTAGTCAGTCTGCTGATTGGATTCAATGGCACAAAGCATTAAAAAGTCGCTTTGGTAAATTAGAGGCAAACCAATTGTTTTTAAAGGCATGGGGATTTAGAGGAACATCAAAATCTAATACTGGTGAATTACGTTCATACATGAAAGATAATGGAGTTACTTTAGATACTAATGTGTTTGGCAAAGCAAAGGATATTCAAAATAGCGTTTTTGATACGATTGGTGGGGTATTAAAGGTTAGTACGGCAGTTACAACAGGTATCATGGTATTAGGTATTGTTGGTATAGGCTATATTATTTACAAAGTTGTTTCTCCTTCTGATAATCTTACAAGGGTTGTTGTTGCTGGAACATCATTAAAAAAAATGTAAGAAAATGAAACTAACAACAAACGAAAAAATAATTTATGGTGTAGGTCTTGGCTTAGTTGCTTTGACTGTCTATATAGTTATCAATAGAAAAAGAAAGGCAAAAGAAATTAAAGCAATCAATGACATCTTAGATAGCAAGGTGGCTGACCCTAATAAGGATGGTGGTCAAGTAATTATACAAAAAAGCGTTTATGATAAATTGCCAGATGGTAAGTTTCCTTTAAAATTCAAAGATATATCAAAAAAAGTATATGATTTACAAAAAGCATTAAATGTAAAATATAATTTATCAATAGACCAAGATGGTAAATTTGGACAATCTACTGCTTCTGCTTTATGTAAACATTATTTTGGCAGTTGCTTTACCGATGTTCAAAGTAGATTGTACGAGATAACCAATAACCAATTAACTGAAATTAAAGCTAGAAATAACTAATGGTACAACATCTTTGGCAATCAAATAACGAAACGGCTACTATCTTTATTACCATTAAAACTAATGGCAAAAAGAAGTTATGCGTGTTTGCAGAAGATTTACAGAAGAAGAATAGCTATTATGCTAATAGAGAGGTTATTGTTGATGGAACAAGAACTATATTCATGTCGTTTCCAATAACTCCTAAGAACGTAACTATTGGTGCTATAAACATGGCTGATTTTAATGACAAAGATATTCAAATGAGTTTTGATATTCAACCATTAAAACAATACGCTACATGGATGGATGAGCAAACTAGAGAATTTGTTGAGTTGGCTTTACCTTTTTGTCAAATAAGTGGATTTATCAATCCAAGTCCTAATGGCACTCTTTATACTTCTAAGCAAGGCAATATCAATATTAAGTATTTTCCTGTAATAAAGGACAAAGGAAAGCCTATAAGCACACCAGCGAGAATAGGACACAATACAGGTACTATGGAGGTTGCAAAATATTGTTTTGATAAATATACAATTCCTATGAGATTTATGATTTTATGTCACGAATTTTCGCATAAATATCGTAATCCAAAAATGAATTTAGATATTTCTAATGAGTTTGGTGCAGACTTAAATGGCTTGTATATCTACTTAGGTATGGGTTTTAGTAAGATAGATGCTATTTGTGTGTTTGCTAATGTTTTTTTGAAAGCACAAACTGACCAAAATATTTATCGAATGAGGAAAATAAATGAGTATATTTCACGCTTTGAAAGGCAAGAGTATGCTAAGTTGGTTTAACGATTAAAAACTTATAATGATGGAAGTGAATGTAGGGAGTGAAGATATGAAAATACTATACGACTTCGTAAATGAGAAGCCTAAAAAAAAGGTGGAAAATTACGACTTAGACGTATTCGACAATAGGAGGTCAGATTATGCACCTGCCCGTTATGAGGAGGATGAATGGCTTGGGAAACAAAAGGAGGAGAAGCCAGAATTTCTTGTCGATGATTTCGATTTTTCCGATATAAAGGGAGATTTGAAAGGTTCTTTGAAAAAAATTAAGAAGCGTAGAGCATTAAAAAACTTCGGAGTTAAGAAAAGTGCTACCATTGTTGCCAAAGAGGGTGTTATAAGAACGACTAACAAGATAATTATTCCTAAAGATAGAAAGATAATCATTGAGGGAGTAGAGAATTTCATTACACAAGCAGACGAAAAATATAAGCAAATAGGTTACTATAAGGGCAATAAACTAAAAGAGTTAATATTAATATTCAATAACGATTCTACTTTAGATTTTACTGTTGACTTATTTAGTCCTAGCTTTATAAACGACTACATGGTAAGTAATACTGGCGATATTAACAACAAAATTGATGTTGAGGGTAGGAGTGTAACTTATAGAGATTTGGTTGCTTATATGTGTGGTGGAAATAGCACTTATATCCATAATGGACGATTTGTTTTTGAAGGTTCAAACATATCAAATCAAGCGTCACAGCCATTGACTTTTAACAATAGAAATATAGAAGGAGATGCCAATATTCACCCTATTAATCCAAGACAATTTATTGATATATACCAATACCAAAGTAACATTGTTTTAATTGACATTGATAGTGCATTGAATAGACCTTTTATACCAGATGGATTGGATTCTTTACAATATAAGGTTTTGGCAGGTATGACCGTTACTTTCTGTTTTTATTTTGAAATCATTAAGTTGAAAGAGTTTTTTTATAACGAAGCAAGAAAAAGTAAAATTTTATTATAATGCCAGAATTATTTTCAACAAAATACGCAAACAATAGTAGGACGATTAGTGGTACTTCAAACGTCATAAACAAAGATGATACTATATTGCTTTGTGATACAACAAGTGGTGCAGTAGCGGTTACTATTGGTGAGATACCAAACGGATTTTGGGACACTAACTACAAATTGTATATAAGTGATTATTCTAACAATGCTGGAACGAATAACATAACTATAAATGCACCAAGTGGTTTTACTATTAACAATGCAAGTTCTTTGGTTATATCGACAAATGGTGGCTCTGTTTTAATACAAATTGCGTCAAGTACGGCTTATGTAGGTAATTTAAACTATTGTTGCAATACCAAGCAGATAAGTTTTTATGAGGCTAATGCTATTTTGACCGATATTATATTGCCTATTGATAACAATAAGAACAATTTATTAGCTAGTCTTTTGCTTACCATTACAGGTGAAACAAGCACATTGGGTGAGCGTTACATAATAAACACTAACTTAAATAGATTTCGTTTTACAATAAGTCCTACGGCAAATAATGGAACTATGTATTTAGTGTCAATTGTAACAAACGAACTTGATGTGGTGCAAGAAACAAATAGACAAGCAATACTTATTTTCAATGGCTACGCTTCTTCTGGTAACAATAATTCATTGATGTTGAATTGGATGCCAGTAACTCCATTGAAGGTGGGGTGGAAAATAAAAACATATATCAATGTTGCTAGTATAGGCAATGATGTTGAGGTTAAATTTGAAAATACTTCAACTGCATTTAGTCAATGCTACGCAACAAGAACAAAACTTTTATAGGAACTAAACAATTTTTTTTAACAAACAAAAACAACAAACAAATGGAACTAATTAACAGAAATGTGAGAAACATTCAAGCAAACCCATTAGCGTTTTTAGGTGGTGGTATCGCAGGATACTATGCTACATCTAAATTTATTAATGCGGACAACATGTGGTACAAATTAGGTGGTGCATTGTTAGGTGGTGTAATCGTTACGATGGTTGCTTCTTCTATGCAAGGTACAAAAGCCCAAATGGACACAAAGGCTATAATCGTAAAGAAATAAGCCAATGACACCACAAACAAAAAAAGTCGTGGTAATAACTATATCCCTGCTTTCATTAGCGGGGTTAAGTTATTTTGCTTACACTTACTTTAAAAAGAAAAAAGAAGAGGATGTTTTACCAACACCTTCAGATACTATACCAACACCAACAACAACAACAACAAGTGGTACTACAAATACTCTACCACCAATTAATGTAGAAAATGCTACAAGTGGATTAAAACCTTTAAGTAATGCAGAGATAGTTGGGGCAACTAAAGGATTCCAAAATTGGATGGATGCTTTCAATCCAAATTGGTTAGTTGGACGTAGTGATAAAAAGCAAAATTTGAATAAAGATATATCTTTAGGCTATGGAAAATTTGGTTCACAGACTAAAAAAGCTATTTCTAATTTATCAAATGCAAAAGGATTTGCTAGTTATCTATTAAAAAATGGATACAATGTTAATAGTTTAAAAAGAATTGCTATGTGGTTAAGTACACAAGGTGTTAATTTCCCAATGGCAGTATAAAAAAAATAAAATGACTAGAGAAGAGTTTAAGAGATTAGTTCCAAGTAACCCATCGTTGGCAGATAGATATTATCAGCCTATTAAAGATACTATGAATAAATTTAATATTGACACTCCTTTACGACAAAGTCATTTTGTTGCACAATTACTACATGAAACGGGCAATTTGCAATATAACCAAGAAATTGCTAGTGGTAAAGCATACGAGGGTAGAAAAGACTTAGGCAATACAAGTGTTGGTGATGGAGTAAAATACAAGGGAAGAGGCTTGTTTCAACTTACAGGCAAAGCAAATTATAAAGCCTTTGGTGATTATATTGGAGTTGACTTGTTAAAGAATCCAGAGTTGGTTGCTAATGACCCAAAAATAAGTTCATTGGTAGCAGGATGGTTTTGGAATGCAAAAGGATTGAATAGAAAGGCAGACAATGATGATGTTCTTTCTGTAACTAAAAGTATTAATGGAGGCTTAAATGGATTAGCAGATAGGGTTAATAAATTAAAAAATGCCAAAGCCGTTATTACTGAACCTTATTATTTGGACTTAGGATTTATGAAGATTAAATTAAACTAAACCATGAAAAGCACAATAGATTGGATATACGATAAAAAATGGTGGTTTTTAGGTGGTGTCGTATTAATCGGAGGTGTTTTAATTTATGTAAATAGAGATAAAGAAAAAGCTATGGCAAAAGAATTATTTGGAGGGCAAAAATGGTTTGACGAAAGTCTTAAATGGTATCGTGATAATAACACGAAAGGTATCGTGAGTAAACTTCATCCTCAATTTAGAGAAAAAGTAAAAGAGTTCTTTTCAAGAGTAGAAAAAGAGTTAGGTTTACAAATGTACGCAACAAGTGGTTATAGGACTTTTGAAGAACAAGCGATTTTAAAACGTAATAATAAGAATAATGCAGAGGCAGGATTTTCAGACCATAACTATGGTTTTGCTATTGACGTGAATGTTATTGACCCTAAAACAGGCAAAATAATCCTAAAGAAGGCAAATACTTCAAAAGATTGGGAAAATTCTGGAGTAGTTAAAATTGCAAAAGAAATGGGATTTAAGTGGGGAGGTGGAGGTGCTTTTGGTTCGTATCATGACCCTGTTCATTTTTATGAGAATCCAAAAGGTCTAAGTACAGCAAGTATGAGGGAATTACATAATTCGGGAAAAATTGATAGCAATGGCTATGTTATAGTTTAAAAGAAAAAAAATGACATTAGAAGAATTAAAAAAACTTGTTAAACCTGCATTGGCAGAAAAATATTATCAGCCATTGGTTGATACTATGAAGAAGTATAATATTAATACTCCTTTAAGAATGCAACATTTTTTAGCACAAGTTTTACATGAGAGTGGAGGTTTCCAATTTACAAAAGAACGAGGTAATGATGCTTATTTCAATAAATATGAGGGTAGAGCAAGTTTAGGTAATACGCAAGTTGGTGATGGTAAAAAATTTAAGGGAAGAGGTCTTATCCAATTAACAGGTAGGGCAAACTATCAAAAGTTTAAAGAAGATAGTGGCATAGATGTAATAGCGAATCCAGACTTAGTGTCAGATGACCCAAAATTATCGGCATTAGTATCTGGTTACTTTTGGAATAGTAGAAACTTAAATGCTTTGGCAGATAAAGACGATGTAAAGGGGATTACTAAAAAAATAAATGGTGGCTATAATGGTCTTGCAGAAAGACAAAGCTACTTAGCAAAAGCAAAAAGCATAGTTAGTGGATTAGTGGATACGGCAACCGAAACTGTAAAAAAAAACCCTATAATAATAGCTAGTCTAACATTTGGAATAATAATAACATCATATATATTTTACAAAACAATAACTAAAAACAAATAAAAAAAATGGCACAAAAATCCGATTTGTATTCAACTAACAATTTTGTTGTTACAACTGCTTCAACAGACATTAACGAAAAGTTAAACGAGCCTTATGGTGATAGTAATTTCTCATGGGCAAGTGGAGAAGGTTCAGACGATGATTTTTACTCTTTAGAGGGTGATTATTCAAACGCTAAAGGCGATAAAAAAAGTAAAAATAAGGCTGGTGGCTATGCAGATAGAAGAGATAAACGTGTAGAATCTGTTGCTAAAGCAAGAGAGGCTAAAGCACAAGCTAAACTTGAAGAGGCAAAAGCAAAAGGAGAATTGGCAAAACAAAGTGGCAAAGACGATGGTACTACTGCTTTGTTGTCACAAAATTTAACTCCTACTGATGTATCTTTAGCTGATACAGGAATGCCTTCTAAAAATATAATGATAGGTGTGGGAGTAGTAGCCTTATTAGGTATAGCATACTTTGGCTTTGGTAAACAATTAGGAATAAGAAAATAAAATAACATGAAAAAGTTAAAAAATACAACGACAAACAAATTGCTTGTTATTGGTGGAACTGTTGCATTAACATCAGCTATTGGCTATTATGTAGGAAAGAAAAATGGTGATGAAAAAACACTAATGTACGCTGGTGCTTTTGTTGGCTTACTTATATCGCAAGGAATAGTTACTAACGTAGTCGATTTGAAATAATATGGAGTTAAGCAATAAAAATATAGCAATTGGCTTAGGTATTATTGGTGCTGGTGTTGGTGCTTTTTTGTACTATCAATACTTGCAACTTATGAAATACGTTATTAAGGTAAAAGGCATAAGTGTAAGAAGGTTAGGCTTAAAAGACATAAACTTTGATATATTTCTTAATTTTAGAAACGAATCAGATGTCAAGATAGATATTATTGAGCAAAAGCATAAAGTATATATAAACGATATAGAAATATCAAATATTCTAAATTACAATACCAATATTATTCAACCTAATTCAACGTCTGTAATAGGCTTTAATGTATCTATTGACCCTACAAAGATATTGAACATCTTAAAGGTTAATTATATGGAGTTATTGGCAGACCCTAACAAAGTTACTTTATTGATTGATATGAATTTTAAAGTTAGGTTATATTTCTTTAATGTAAACATCAATTATGGTTATACGATTGGCTTAAAAGATTTGATTGAACTAGCAAAAAAACCTAAACAATAAAATTAATTTTAGTAGTTTTGTAATTCATCAAAAAAAATATAAATTATGAGTGGTTTTAGAGATTTTTTAGGCAAAGCAATGGAGAGTGTCGCAGAGAATATAATGACACCAGAGAAGTTAGAAGAGGTATTGACAAGTCACATTACTAATATCTTGACTAACATAAAAAATGGTGATGTAGAGGGTTTTTCTTTTGATAATACAAGAGATTTTTATGTGACGATATTACCTTCAGATAAGGCAAGTGGAGAGGGGTTAGATTTTGATTTTGTTTTGCATGGCAGAGATAGTAAAACGAATGAGATTATACCATTAAAAAAACTATCAAAAAAACGAATAGCACGAATGTGTAAACAACAATAAAAAAAACAAAACATGAACACTACAACAACATTAAATACAAAATACATTGGTGGATTCGGAATAATCTATTTAGTTGATTGCAAAGACGATATAATTAACGTAGATACCTCGCAAGGTGCTTGTACAATTATTTTGCCTAATATAATTCAGAATGGATTAAATTCTATACCTAAGTCATTTTTTATTAATGATATAACAAATAAAGCTGAGACAAGTAATATTACAATTCTTCCAACACCAACTGACGTAGTTAATTCAGCTACCTCGTTTGTAATATCTAACAATGGTGGTACTGTAATTTGTAGTCCATCTTCTGCTAATGAATGGTTTATAAATTCTGCAATACCTACTGGAATGATTAGTGCATTTAGTAATGGATGGATTGATTATAGTTCTATATCTACTGTAACTGGTTGGGCTGCTTTACCTGCTCCTACAAAACAAATATTTTATAAAATTATTGACAACAATAAGACATTACTTATCAATTTTGCAATTGGTGGCACATCAAATAGTGCAACAACAAATTTTACTTTACCTGCAACTCCTTTAGCTGGTATTACAGGTCGAGATTTAATTACTTGTGTAAATGCTGGACTTAATACCGTTGGTAGATTTGCTTATAGTTCTGCATCAAACATAATATCTTTTGTTCAAGATAATAGTGGTACACCATTTACTGCGGCAGGTACTAAACAAATCTATGGAACTATCATAATACCTATCGGATAACTAAATGCTATCTACGAATCCACATAATACTAAGTATCTAAGTGGCACTCAAACATATAATTTGAATTGCCAAGATGACGTATTAAATGTAGATACTTCTAGTGGATTAATTACTATCGTTTTACCAAACATTATAAATAATGGTTTAGATTCTATTCCAAAGAGATTCTATGTTAATGATGTTGGTGGCTATGCTAGTGTCAATGGCATAACAATAGTATGTTTACAAGGAAATAGCGTTAATGGTAGTACGTCACTTATTTTATCGACAAACGATATAAGTGCAGAGTTGTTTCAATCTTCAAATACGGAATGGTTTGTTAGCAAGTCAAGTAGTGGTGGTGGTGGTGGAACAACTATAACCGTTGTTGCCAATTATAGTGCTTTGCCTAGTCCATCAACTGCAATGGGTCAATTCTATTGGTGTAGTGCATCACAAGGCACTAAATGGCTTCCTTATTCATTAGGTGGTACATACTATCCTTTAGGACTTTATTACTCAAATGGTGTAACGTGGGAGTTCTTAGAAGTTCCTTATCAAAGTACACAAGCACAAGTAGATGCTGGAACAAACACAGATACTTTTGTAACTCCTAATACCTTTTCAAATGCAAGTAAATGGCTTACAAAAGAGGATATAGCAAATAAGTCTAGTTCATATACTCTTAGTTCTACGACTACCTATGCAAATACAAAAGCATTGGTGGATGGATTAGCTACAAAGCAAAATATAATTACTCCACAACCATTTTCTAAGACAGATGACGTAAATGTAACCGCAACGCTTGGTGGTTCTTTTGCTACTGCTTTACTTAACGCAATGTCAATTACGCTTGGATGGACAGGCATACTTTCTATTGCTAGAGGTGGAACGGGATTAGGTTCTTTAGGTTCTGCATTACAATCCATTAGGGTAAATTCTTTAGCAACTGGATTAGAATATTTCACTCCTGCAAATACTTCTCCTCTTACAACTAAGGGTGATTTATATACATACGACACAACGAATACAAGATTGCCCGTAGGACTTGACACGCAAGTTTTGTTGGCAGATAGTTCGACAACAACAGGATTAAAATGGGGAACAAATAGTGCTTCCACTCCTTTAGGTTATTATGGTGCTTGGCAAGATGATATTACACAAACTGCTTTAGCAAATAACACAGGTTATCCAATGAAGTTTAGGATAGCAGATATTCCTCCTAACGGCATATCTATTGTTAGTGATAGTCAAATAACTTTTGCAAATACTGGCATATATAATATTCAATTTAGTTCACAATTTCAAAATTTAGATAATAGTCCGCAAGACGTTACTATTTGGTTAAGGTTAAATGGAGTAGATGTTGTTGGAAGTGCTGGTAATATAGGCTTAGAGGCAAGAAAAAACATAACAGACCCTTATCATACTATTGCATCATGGAATTATTTATTAAGTGTAGTGGCAGGACAATATTATGAATTAGTTTGGAGTACAACAGATTATGTAAACGTAACTATGCCTTTTTATCCAGCAGGTTCTCCTCCTCCTTCATGTGCATCGGTTATATTAACTGTTACTCAACAAAGTGGTATAATGGCTGGTACGGGAATAACATCTATTAATTCACTAACGGGAGCAACACAAACAATGGTAGCAGGAACAAGTGGAACGGACTTTGTTGTTAGTTCTCTTGGCACTACTCATACATTTAATTTACCTACCGCATCGGCTACTAATAGAGGTGCTTTATCTACTACCGATTGGAGTGCATTTAATGGCAAGTTAGGTACTACCTTGGCAACAGGTAAAATATTCTTAGGTGTTGGTGGTGTCGCTACTGCTTCATCGAATCCAAGAGCAATTTTAAATACAATGCTTGGCACATCTGTAGTTTTATCTACTACTATTTATTTTCTTCCTGCTTCTACTGGTGCTGGTAGTACTACTAGTGAAAGCGCAAGGACTTATTACTTAACCAATGATTGTACTTTAGGTAGATTATTAGTGGCTACTGCGGGTACGCAAAGTAGTACAGGTTCAGCTGTTCTAACTATTAGACATAATGGTGTATCAAGTGGTATTTCAATAACTATTGCAGCAGGGTCAGCAATAGGTACTTTTACTGATTATGTAAATACAAGAACTTGTGCAGTAGGAGATGGTATTTCAATTCAAATAGTCAATAATGCAACAACAAATAGTGCTAACTTTAGACAAATAACTTTTAACATATTCTAATGACATACAAATATTATTCAAGTCAAGATGGTATATACCACATGGAAATTGAAATAGAAAGTGGTTCTATTGGTATGTGCTTAGACCCTAATGATAGCGAACATTCTCAAATTATAAATGCTATTGGTACAAGTGAAGAAAAGGCATTAAAATACGCTACTTATTTATCCAATGGAGGATGCAATTACTTTGATTTAACTGAAATTCTAAAAACTATAAACACATGAACATTACGAGATTATTTATCTACTTGGTTCTAGCATTTATGCTATCATTAATTTATTCATGTAGCACTACAAAGCAATGTGAAAGAAACGTCAAAAAGGCTATTGCTTGTGGACTTATTAAGGATTCTATATCTTATAGGGTAACGACAAAAGATTCTTTGGTATTTATCAAAGGTGACAATATAGAAACTCACGACACGTTGACAAAGTATGTTGAATGTCCAGATGGTAAGAAACCTATATTTCATGCTCATACATCTACTACGAGAAAAAATAATTCTACGTCTACTACAACTATTGATACTAATGGCAAAATAACTATTGAATGTGATTGTGCTGATTCTATATTGAAATTTCAAGCAATAATTACAGAAAAGGATAGATTTATTTCAACAATTAACACTATAAATACAAAGCAATTAACACATTGGCAACGCTTTAAGAAGGATTTTAAATTATTTCTGTCATCTTTTGTTTTAGGGATGTTATTCATGTTTCTACTGCCTTATATTTACAAGCTAACTAAACCACTAATAAAAACACTTTTTGTCTAAAAATAACACACGAAACTATGGAATTGAACGTAAGACCTATATCTGATTCACTAATTGCCTTTATAAGCAAATATTCATCAATAATAATTTTGTCGATTGTGGTAGCAGTAGTAGAGATGTACTATGCAATAAAGAATGATGAAACATTGTCTTATACCTATGTGATTATGTTAGGTATGGCGAGTATATTTGTTGGTGTAGGTATTGGTTATTCGATAGGTCATAATTATGGCTTAAACGCAGGATTATACGCTTGTGCTATTACTACTTATTGTGGTAAGGAGTTTATCATTTTAATGATTCAGAAAAGAACGGAGATTGTAGATAAAATTGTAAGTTATATTCAAAAATTAGTAACTAAAAAAACTAAAATAAATGACTAACCTAACAAAGAAAAAATTTAGCAAATCTTTATATGTAACTGGTATTATCTTAGCTTGTTTGTCTTCTTTTGTGGTAAGCAATGGAGTTCCTTTTCTACATGGTCAACAAGTCATTGTGTTAGGAGGTGTTATTGGCTTTTTTAGTGCTATCAATACGACATGGTATCAATACATAACAGAATCAATACCTAGAAAGGTAGCTATGTATTCTATTTTGATTGCGATAGTATCTTCTTTTGGTGCTTTGAATGAGTTTATATCTCTTATTCCATTAGACGAACCTACGAGCAAATCTTTGACGTGGCTTGTTTCTTTATTTGCTTTGATATTCCAAGTGTGGAGTAAGATGAAGTATGTACCTAAAAAGTAGGGTATACGCTACTTTATAGCGTGGATTAGGTAGTTATATGCCATTAATCAAATCAGCAACTTTTTTCCAATCCTCAGTTGATGCTATGCTTTTGTTTTTATATAATTCACGCAAACCATTTAAAGCATTATTTACCCTGTCTTTTTTAGAATTAGAAGATGTTTTTATTTCTATTGGCAATCTATCTGTTAAATCCCATTCTATTGAAGTTCGACCCGTAATACTACATTTCCTATTTCCAACTTCATAAATAACTCCAAGATTTCTTAATTCAGTAAATCTTGTGGCTTCTTGTTTCTCAACATTCATAGTCGAATATACCTCTCTTGCTGTTGATGGCTTACCCATTTTTAATAAAGATGTATAAACTGCTAATCTTTGTTTTGAAAGCAACCCCTCTGCTTTTATTTGATTATAACACTCAATTGATGTTTGTCTTGTATTCACTTATTTAAGTTTTAGATTGTTATATATGCCTTTCATTATAATCGTTCCAGTAATCAGCCAATAAATTATTTGTCCTATTGTTTTCAACCATATCAATCATTTTATCTCTCGCATTGATTATAGTGCTATGGTCTAAAGAAAATAATTTTGAAATATCTGTCAAAGACAAGAATCCATCTTTTTTCTCTCTAGTCTTATTGTCATAGCGTTTATGGTTAAATTCAATCCAAATCATATAGATAGCAACATATCTAGGATATAGAAATTTATGCCTTCTAGTTCGCCCTTTAATATCGTTTTTTTGAATTTTAAACTTAGCACATACGCTTTCAATGATTCCTTCTGGAGTGCAAGTAAATTCGTTTATTATTTTATTCTTGCGACAAAACTCTATCCATTCAACATTGATTTCATTTAGTTCTTTACGCTTTAACTCTATTAGGTCAAGATAGTATTGTTTTTGTTCGTTTATGGTCATGTGCTATGAGTTGTTTAAGTTTAACTCCCAAATATGATTAGGAGTATCGTATATTCCGTTTCTTTTCTTTTCTGTCATAACTAGGTGGTTATCCTTTGTTAATTGCGTCATAGCTCTTCTAATTGACGTTATTGGTACTTTAGGGTATAATTTACTATATTCGGTATTTACGTCAAAAGGTGTCATTCCCTTTCTTTTGTTTTGCAGAAAAATAAGATAGACTTTCTCCTCTTGTGCTTTAGCGTTTCTTTGTGCTTCTACTAATTTTTTTCCTCGTAGCGAAATTGTGTTGAAGAATGATTTTAACATTTTTATTTAATTTAATTTATTGATTAATAAGTTTCTAATGTGTACTTGTATTCGTTTGATAGATTTTTATGGAGTGTATTGATGAATGCTCCAGCAAGGTTTATATCCCTAAATTTTTTTGCACCTTTACGCTCTGTTGTCATTCCAAAGTCTTTCTTTTCTTTGTAAAAGCAAACCTTTACATTTTCAATTTGTGCGGTTATTATATACTTTTTTTTCATCTCTATTGATTTTAATTGATTTAATAATTGATTAGTCCCATTAGACGTTTCGCTTCTAATACTCTGGCGAGATGGTCGTAATGTGTACGAGGTCTGCTTATATAGTCCAATTCTTGAATACTAGCCTTGTAGGTAGGTTCTTTTACCTCTTTAAGACTTCTATACTTCAAAGGTGGCATACAAGCCTGTGCTTTTCTTTCTGTTGATTCTTTTGGGTTTACGAATGTTATGTAGTTCATAATTTTATCTAGCTAAAAGTTGAATAATTAAAAAGTCCAATCTATCGTACTCTAAAGTTACATCGTACATTATACCATCCTTTACTACTTTGGTAATATCTAATGTATTTTTGTCGCTATGTTGATTTACTACCTTGTTTAATCTTTGGTAGTTTAATTCTGTAAGGAAAATTGTAATTGAGTTCATAATTATTTATTATTATTTGGGTTAAAAAACGGGTTTAATACTTGTTGGAAAATTGGGTGCATATTGCTTTCTGCATACTTAGTGGTATCCATTTCCACTACTTCACTTAATTGGAAATCTACTATTTGCGTTCCAAATTCTGCAAATATAGTCTTGATGGTTACTCTAGTACCTACTACTTCAACCAATTCTAGCCATTGGTCGTTTAGGTTTCTGTAATTTGATTTTGTTTTTATTTTTACTCGCATGATTAATTATTTATTTGTGATTAATAGTTTGTTATAGGTTGTTTTGTAATTGAAATAATAACGAACCAGAAATATGTTCACCATTTTCATCCCAAATGTCGCTAGTTCTGTCTTTATCTTTTTTACCTAATCTTTTAAAAGCATCTTCAAATGAGTGTGCTTTCTTTTTTTGAATACCAAAACCCCAAATGGTTGCGTGTTGAATTGTAAATTCTTTTAATTTATTTTTCATCTTGATTTAATTTATCCCATCGCTGAACTGCTTTGGTAACACAAAGATAAATAAACTTATATTGTAATTGCAAATATATTTTACATTATTTCATAACTAATTGATTTTCAACGAGAATAATTTACATTCATTGTGTATATTCAATAGATTTATGACGAATAAATAACCTCTCAATTGGCTCTTCTAATACCAAAGCTATATCAAATGCAAATGCTAAACTCATGTTTTGTCGCTTATTAGCAATAAAATTGCTTAAATAACTCCTTCCAATACCTGTTCTATCTGCTAATTCTTGTACAATGATTCCTTTCTCTTTCATTACTGATTTAAGATTGTTACCATACATCTTTGGTAGTGTTTTCTTTACTTTCTTTACCATTTCTTTACTCTTTATATTATTTCTTTACTAATTTCATTACTGGGTTGCCTACATAAACACCTTTTTCTATTATATTCTTTACAACTACTCCTCCCATGCCTATTGTTACATCATTACAAATGTCTATTCCTTGTTTTATTGAAGAGTTTGTTCCTAAGTAAACACAATCACCAATATTCGCATTACCACTTACATTACTCGCTGGTGCTGTTGTAAAGTAATCACCTATAATGCAATCATGTCCTATTGTAGTGTTTAAATTTAGGTGAGCGTGTTTACCAATTGTTATATTGCAAGTTAAAATGGTATTAGCAGTAATAATAGAACCTTCACCAATCTTTACCCATTTAGACATAATAACGCTTGGATGAATGATAGTGTTGTATGTGGTATTACTAGGAAGGCTATTTACGATTGTTTTTCGTTGTAATGGTTCACCTATTGCAATTACGCAAGTATTTGTCAATGGATTAAACAATGATTGTTTAATTACTTCAATGCCCATTATTGTATTTTCTTTGTAATGGTTATCAGAAACCATGAAACAAGCAATATCCTCAATTCTATTATTTGTTTTTTCAATCATGTCTATTATACAACATAATACTTCTCTTCCAAATCCTCCTGTACCAAATATGCAAATTTTCTTTCTCATTATAATTAATTTAATGATTTTATTACATCCTTAATGGTTTTATACAATAAGTAAGGGAATATTGCCCAACTAAATACAATAATTGTAATACAATAAACTCCTAACACAAAATACATTAATTTCTTATTCTTAAATAAATAAGCGTATTCTGGAACAAGTCTGTCAAGTAATGGTAGCATATTGAAGTAATCATTTGCATAATATAATAAGCAAAGGAATGATGCAATAATCCAGTATTCTAATAATAATGTCATAATGTTTGTTTTTTATTGGTTAATTAATTAAATTAGTAAGATAGTTAAATAGTTCTTTATATCTGGCATCATATAATTTGTTTACAAATCCATTCATTTCTTTCTCATACATTTCAGCCATTCTACTTCCTTGTTGTTTTGAGTATTCATAATTTGCAATTCTATCGCAGACTTTTACAAATGTTGCAAATGGTGTTTGTTTAATACCTTCATAGTATTTATCATTTGCTCTTTCCTTTCTCGTCATGCCTTTTTCATTTGTGAGTGCATAAGCCAATTCAGCGACAGATTCATTTGTTTTTTCCTTTACGTCATTATAGGTTTGTCTGCAATCTTCAATAACATCATGCACCCAACAGGAAGCCAATACATTTTCCTGCATATCTTTCGGTATTAAGTGAATAAATTTTTTAGCTGTATCAAATACCATTTGTAAGTGTGTGTCGTAAGGTTTGCCATCATATTTATGTGCCGTTATATTATGGCAATTAATAGCATATTCTTTTGCTTTTCCAATCATAATTATTTATTTAGTTGTTAAAAAATTGGAGTTTTAAGGATGCTCCACCCCTGCTTTATTAAATATACGCAATTACTTGTTTCATTTTATAATTCTTGTTTAATTTTAGTTTTATTCATATAAGTTGCCCAATTACTAATCCCTTCAACTGTAATACATTTAAAAGTAACTTTACTTGATTCATAATGTATTTCATCAATAGTTTGTAATACTCTAAATTTTTTACTTTTTAATTTTTCACCTACTTTAAAATCTATTGCTATCTTTGTCATAATTATTTAATTTACCCATTGCGTAATTGCTTTGGTGATACAAAGATATAAACTTTTTCTTTAATTGCAACTTTCCTGCGAATATATTTTGCATTAATATCTTAACTTATTGATAATCAATAG